ATGAAAACGCGGCTCACGAATAAAGACGGTGAAGTAAGAGAACTCACAGACCAGGACGTTAAGCAGATGCGCCCTATGTCTGAGGTGTTGCCCGCTAACCTACAACGCGCCATTGGTCAGCGTGGCCGCCAGCAGGCACCCACCAAGGTAAAGACTTCCATCCGCTTATCGCCGGAAGTGATCGAGCACTTCAAGGCGCAAGGTGAAGGCTGGCAACGGCGCATAGATCAGGCGCTAAAGACGTACATTCAAGAGCACAGCCACAGCCGCTAAGGTGGCGTGTGGCTATAATTCCGACTCTCTGAAGGAATCACGCTAAATCAATGCGTTGCCCATAGTTTCAGCGTAAAAGGTGCGGTTCGTCACCTTTTACGGCTGGCTATGACCACCACCTCCACAGCATCGAATGCTTGAGACTTCGACTAAACAACAATCAACCGCACCCGGTGCGGCTCGCTCACATCAATTTCAGCGCTACTTGTCACCCGGCCCCAGCGGGAGTTCGGCGGGGCGTGTCGGCTGACTAGCGGCGGGATCGGTGGCGCTCGCTACAGCGCGGCGGCCCATATCGGTTAGGTGCCCAGCAGAATGAAAGGCTAGAAAGAAGGTCAGGAGGGGAACCGACTTTTCACCATGAAACTGGAAATCTATCCAGTATGACTACCTGAGAATAGCTCTCAAAAAAATGGTTAGAAAAAGTGGTTAGAATGCAAAAAAATCAAAGCCCGCAAGTCGTTGACTCTACGGGCTTTTTTAATAATGGCGGAGGGACAGGGATTCGAACCCTGGATAGGCTATTAACCTATGCCGGTTTTCAAGACACCGAAACCATACCCCGCCTGAATATAAGCAACTGATATTTATATAGTTATCTGCTGGGTGCAACGTGAATTTGCTACATCAACGGCGCATAACGTGCTGTTACTCACGTCAGCAAAGGTGACGCGCTCACAAACTCCTCACAGAGTTTTCAGGCATGGCTGCATGCTTGAATGCTTTGCCTGCCATACCTCCCCGCTACACCCCTGCCCTGCTATCCTGGTTCAAAACGAACAGGAGCCACCCATGGAAACCCCTGCCGAATACTTTGATCGAAAGCTCACCGATGAAGAACTGGTCACCAAACTGCGCAAGCTGCCCGCTAATCGTGCATGCCGTGAAGCGGCGGATAGGATCGAGGAGCTAACGGGGCATCGCTACCCGAAGCCATCCAGTGACCAAGCACCAAAAAGCCGCCCGTAGGCGGCTTGAGTGAGCTTCTTAATATAGCTGGCGTTCAGCGTGCAAAGCTAACCGCCTGAATGTTGACGCCTTGCGCCATTGATATGACATGCTCGAGTTTTGCCACTGCGCTTTCTAAGTGGTGTCGCAAGCTGGCGATCTCTAGGCGGCAAGCGTCCAAGTTATGCCCTTCTGCTTCTAGCTCTTTCACCAAACGCATACAGGGTGAGCGGTATTCCGAATCCAGCAAGAATTTAGCGGTCACCAAGAGTCGCCCTGAATTTTGCTGGCGAGACTTCATGTAGTAATTCATGTTCAGCCATTCGTCGATATCCAGCACCTTAACCGGCTTGGCTTGCGGCAGCGTTTCAGCTTCCAGAAAATCGCCATTGAACGTGTAAGATTCCACCGCACCAAGCGCCTCGGTGTAGAGTTCGTCCGGTATCTGATCGTACTTGGCCACGCCGAAGCGGTCTTTCAGGTATGAATAGATGCGTTTGTAGGCTTTAGGGCGTGCCGCTTCTGGCATATTGAAGCAGCGGCGACCAACGGCTTTTTGGATGCCGCGCTGATGCGCTGGGGTAAGAGGGTTTGGCAGGGCCTCACAAGCGGGCTTTGTTTCGACTTGCTGCAGCTTACCCATGCGGTAGTCGAGGAACACCTGATTCACTTGAAGCTGAAACTTGGGGCTGATCCATCCGGCGTAGCTGATGGCTAGAAGCTCATGAGCGTAGGTGCCGCGCCCTGAACCGCCATGTTTTGAGCCGAGTGGAGCAAAGCCCGAAATCGGGCCTTGGGCTTCAAGCTCTTCAATAAGCTCTTTTGCCTGGGCTGTTACGGCCCATTTTGATGGGCGCTTGTGCTCCCCTTCTCCGCTGGCCCGGTGGATGGCATTAAGGTTGAAGCGCCCATGCTCGTCGGTTGTGATCTCATGGCCTGCGATGACGGGTAGATGCGAGCTTTGGTCGGTGATGCTATCATTCATTTGAGCGTTACCTTTTCTGGTTGCGTTCATGTTGTCACCTTTCGTAGATGGTTGGTGGTAATCCGAAGCCCTGGCGTCCCTCAACGCTGGGGCTTCTTCGTTTTTAGGCTGCTGAGTGTTTGGATTCATGGCGCATTGCCTTCTCTAAGTAATGATTGATAATCCAGGTCTGACTTCTATCCTCCTTTCTCGCCTTCTCTTCAATCCAAGCTTTTACGTCCGCGTTGAATCGTGCTTTGAACTGCTGCCCGTTTCGTTTCATTAGTGATTCTCCTTTTTGCTAAGGTACCTTGTAGGTACCGTTAAAAGGTACCTGTTAGGTTTATTGCCGTCAACACCTATCTGGTTCATTATTTACACTATGCAAACAGACCCTCAGTACAAATTGCGCTTGCCCGCTGATTTGAAAGAAAAAATCAAGCAAGCCTCAGAAGAAAATCACCGCTCCATGAATGCGGAGATAGTGGCTCGCTTGCAAGAAAGCTTCGACGAAGAAAACACCTACACATCTTCTGTTGAAAGTCCTGATCTGACCGAAGAAGTACGCCGGGAGCTGCTGGCCTCGATGATCGCCGAGATGGTTGAGGAGAGGCTTTTGAAGCAGATGGAGGAAAGGGAAAAGAGCAAGAAAGCCTAAACCTTCTCCCCTATTCGCTATCTAAGATGTAGCAATATGCGCTATGTTGTAACGTATGTAGCGTACGCAAAAAAAATTCAGCAGGAGCTATATCGAGCGCGCTGGCAATGCCAGTACGCGAGGTCGCCACCATGTTAATGACACACGAACGCGAGAAGTTGATTAATACGATCATCTACTTCGCACAGAACACACAGAAATGCGGGAAGATTAAGCTTTTCAAGCTGCTCTACTTCCTCGATTTTGAGCATTTTAAGGATACTGGCCGCAATGTGACCGGTCAGGATTACTACGCCTGGAAGATGGGACCGGTTCCGCAGAGCCTTTTTGATGAGATCAACTGCCCTGAACCGGACATGGCAAAGGCGATTGATTTTACCGAAATACCCACTGGGTATGGCCGCCCTATGCTTACCTTCAAGCCTAAGGCTCAATTTGATGGTTCCCATTTCAGCAAGCGAGAGCGCAAGCTTATGGAGCGCCTTGCTAAAGAATTTGAGCATCATAAGGCCGAAGACATGATTGAAGCGACCCACCTGGAAAACCAGCCATGGGACAAGGTATTCAATCAATGGGGCGGGCAGCAAGAAAAAATTCCTTACGATCTTGCAGTGCGAGCGCAAGAGCGCGATGAGGTCATGGCCGTTGCCAACGAGCATCAGCAGCTAATGGAGAGCTTACGCGGTGACGCCAGGGTCAGTGTTTTTCGATAGAGATTTTCATTTCCATGATGGCGTATCGGGCGAGAAATTATTTGTTGTCTTGGGCTTCAAAGACGGTGTCGCCGTCGTGGCTAAAACCACCTCCAAGCAGCATGGGCGTGGCAATGTTTATGGTTGCCAGCCTGAAGACCGATTCCCAAACTTCCATCTTCCGCTGCATACCTGCTATCTACAGAAAACAACTTGGGTGTGCCTAGACGTTTACTATGAACTCAAGGCAAGCGAAGCGCTTCAGAAGAAGTTCTCCGGTGTTATTTCCGATATCTGCACGCTTGACGCCGCAATACTGAAAGAACTTCAGGAGTGCGCGGTTGATAGCCTGGATATTTCTGAAGCCCAAGAAGCAGTTGTTAGAGCGTGCATGCAATAGCAGGCCCTCGCTGCTTATCGCCAAGCAAGCTAACATGGCAAGATCAGGCCCTCACCGCTAAACATGGGAGCGCTTCAATGATAAAAGGAATTTTGATAGCAGTTGCTACAGTCGCGATTCTTTCACCTCAAGCCGTAAGCGCTTATGACCCTGATGGTTTTAATGACTGCGTATTAGAGTTTGTGTCGATAGCGAGATCCGATTTTGCAGCCGACGAGCTTCTTCGGGCTTGCGCGCGCAAGCATGAAACCAACCTTAGAGGTCAGTCAGAGCCTGCGGTTGCCAAGTCAGACGATGTTGACGACAGCGTGGCGGTAACTTGGAGGCAAGTGGCTAGCTCAGAAGATTTTTTATTGGCCGATAGGGATGCGCGAGACCTTATGCGCAGAAAATTCCTTGATTGGGTGATAATTCCAAGCATGACCAAAGAGCAAAGAGAGGAGCTTGAACAAGAGGTGCGAACCGTGTTTATGGATCGTACAGAGTCCGACCTGGACAGAAATGTTTTTGACGCATTTGATAGGGATGCTTCAAGCCCCTTGGATGAATAACAGCAACGCCATCAGGAGCGGCTTATGCTTAACGCAATAAAATTCATAGTAGTAGCGCAATTATATACTGCCGCCTTTTTCTTGATAGCGTGGCAAAATGATAACCTTCAATTCGCTCCATGGTGGATTAAAGCACCTGTAGTAGCTGTTGTTTGCATATTTTTTGTGGCACCGGTAGCTTGGATGATATTGGAAAATGAAGAATACAAAGAAAACAACCGCCGGTTAGAGCGGTTGCGTTATCTTGAAAAAAAGCATTACTTTGCCGACTGAACCGTCCCTTCGGCCTGGTTGTAAAGCAGGTTAAAGAAATCCACCTCGCTATCCATCGCGTCTTCAATCTCGTCGAGCTGTTCGTCGCGTTCTTCAGGAGTAAGGCGCTCATCGGCCTCGATGGCGTCACGCACCTTGCGTAGTTCTGTCAGCGTTTTTTCAAGATCTTTCGCCATATCAAACAGCGCTATCTTGCCGCCATGTTCGTCATAGAAACTGCGCGCTTCCTCTCTAGGCAGATTGATAAACTCCTCATGCAGTTGCCCAACCTCGGTACGGCGCTCGTAGAACGTTTGAATATCGCCGTACTCATTGACCTCAGACTTGAAGCGGCCCACAAACGGAATACGGTGGGCGTCGATGGTCTCGCCAGTCGCTGTACGCTTAATGCTGTCGGCCACTTTCTCAGTAAACGACCAAGCACCGCCACCGTAATAGTTGACCACGTGCTGTAGTACGTCAGGGCTAACATCAATACCGCCTGACCGGTACTCGCTGCCGCCTGTCAGCTCGTTAATAAACTGGGCAAAGCTTTGGTAAGCCGATGGCGTAGAGCGGAAGGCAAGTGAGCTATACGGCTTGGGCGTGCCGGAGGGGAAGTTCTCTTTAAAGATCACGCGGCCTGCAAAGTCCTCATTGACTGCCACCTGGGTCACCGAACCTAACAGCGTAGGTGTGAGGTTTTTCATCACCAAATTGGATATATCCTCTGAATCCTGGAAGCCAATAGGTGAGAAGCTGCCAAGAATGGCCAGCGTCATGTCCTTTCCTGCCTCCGTCAGTGATGATTTACCCGACATGACGGATTCAGCGTGCGTGCCAATGTTTGAGAAGACGCTGTATCCATAAGGCAAAGGAATGCGGACATAGTCCTTGCCGCCTGTCATGATGATCAGGTTGCGCTCTTTAACGTGACCGGGAATTTTGTCATAGAACAGCTCGCCGTCATCATCCTCGTCTGACATCATACGGTTGAACATGGCCATTGCGTAACTGCCTACGGCCATACCTACCGCTAGCTTTTGAGCGGCGTTCATGCGGCCCCAGATGTTCATCCTATTACCGCCCACCGGCGTATCTTTCACAGTGACCATTGTGCGGGCGACGTTCATGGTGCCCTGGATGGAGGCGTTGGCGAACATGTACGCAGCATTAAGCGCAGTGCCGGCCTCCCCTCTGCGGTTAAAGTTGACCGTTAGGTTTTTGGCCAAGCTGGCGGCCTTCTTGCGGCTAATGCCTGCCCTGCGTGCATTGACGTAGGCGGATAGGCGCACCGCGTTTTCAACGGAGCCATTCATGTTCTCAACGAAGTCGGCTACGGTCTTCTTCGCCTTCAGCATATTGCCCATAGTGCCGCCGTTCTCACGGCCAATAATGCTTTTGATCTCTTTGGCTTGACCAGCCAAATCCTTCATATCGAAGTAGCCTGTCTTGGCCCCATCCTCGATAAACTCATCGAACCAACGATCCCACTCAGTGTTTCGTGATGCGTCAGGGTCAGCAAGCCCTCGATAGGCTGCCTTCATGGCGCGGGGAATATCTCTCGCCGTCTGCCTGGCAATCTTCTGGCCTTTTATCTTGCCGTCGTCCCTGGTCTGCTCTGCCGCCACGTTCAGAAGCGCCGTCTGCACGTCTCGGGTAAAGTTGGACAGCATGAACTCAGGGTTATAGCTGGTCATCATAGCGGATAGAGCGCGTGTGCCAGCTGCGGCAGTACGTACCAGCAGGTTGTTCTGCTCTGGCCCTACATTGCGCATTGCGTTCAGCAGGCGCTGGTCGTTGATCTTAATGTAGTATGTCCGGCCCGCCTTCTTGGTTTTGAAGTAACGCTCGTTCATTTCCATGGCTACCGGGCGCTCTTCTACTTCAATGCGTTTGGTGCCGTCTGGGTTAGTGCGCTCGACCTGAGTACGCTGAGTATCCGGGTCGTTGTTGGTGAACACCTGCCACAAATCGGGGTTGGGGTTATCCGTGATCAGTGATAGCAAGGCATTGCCAACTTCGTTTTTGCGCTTGCGAATAACAGACTCAGTGGTATCGACAATCGCTTGCGTAGAAGGTGAAGCCGCTTTTGATAGGCGACCAAGCGCCGTTTTAGTTTCTCGCCCACCGATCTCATAGCCGCGACCAGAACGCATCCGGCCACTGCCGTCCTGGCCCACAGGAACATCTTCATCATTTGCCCAACCTTTCAACGGTACGTAGTAGTCATAGCTGGCATCCCAAGCATCTAGCACCTCATCCGTCTCCAGTCCGCCTTCGCGGATGATCTCGCGGCGATGTGCCAGCATGTCATCCACGATAGCGGCCAAGCGCTCAAGCCGGAGCTTCTTGCCGCTGCTTTCGGCCTCTTGCATGATGGCGGCCGCTTCGGCATTCGTCATGCCTGAGCCGCCATCTGCGTACTTGGGATCATTAGGATTGCGTTCAGCTATTCGGGCATTTCGCTCTGGAGCATGACGAGCATAAAGGTAGGCGTCCAACTCTTCTTGCTGAATGCCGCGCGCAGCCATGCCTTTGGCTAGCTTCTCGACGTAGTTGCGGCTTAGCTCATTCAAGTCACGCTCTGTTTTGCCGTGGAAAAGCTCCTCCGCTAGGTACACATCATTGTCTTCATTGATGTTGCCACCGGCTTGTTTGATAGCTTCTTGCGTGACTTTGAGGCGGTTCATTTTGTCAGCCATTTTACGTAACGCGGTTTGGCTTAGCGTTTCATCAGGCAGCGCGAAGTTGGTGCTGTCATTGGGATTAAAGTTGCCGCCGGGGGGCGTAGCCATTGAAAAGCGCATATCTGACCAAGGATCAGTACTCGCTTGCGCCTTTTCCTGCTGGCTGCGCAGGTACTCACGCGAACGCTCGGATAGCTGCATAACGTCCGCATCCGTCCAGTTCATGCTGGGGAAGTAGCGGCGCAGCAGCTCGCGGATTTTAGCCACGGCGCGGCGTATTACGTTAGGCTGCCAGCCCTTCTCGGTGAGGTGGGCGACCATCTCTTCAGCGATGGTAAGCTGATGTTCAGGGTTGGACTGATCAAGGAACGGGTAGCTTTCTAGCACTTCGTTCAGCGCCTCGCGTCCTCGCGGATCTAATGGTAGCGAGTTATAGACTTGGCGCATGACTGTTTCTAGCTCGTCGCCCAGCACGGCGCGCATACCTTTGTGACCTACGGCTTCATGAACGGCGGTACGCACGCCCTCTTGTACGTCATCAACGTTATCCGCAATCACATAGAGCTGGTCGCCCACGAACAGGCCGCGCACGTCGCGTGGCGTCACGCCTTGCAAGGCCATCATCAGGATGGATTGCGGCGGCAGCTCGGTTGCGGACTGGATCACCGTTACATCGGATAGTTCGGGCGAGCTGGCCAGCGCTTCCTCGATGGCGTCACGGCTTACCGGGCGGGCGTCGCTTTGGCCGATAGCGTAGCGCTGGTCGTCGGCGGGGAGGTCGTTTAGTCGCTGAGCCTCTTGTGCGGCACCGTCCGCCCCCGCTCGCTGGCTAACGGCTTGACCATCAGGGTTAATCACTTCGTAAAGGCTGTCGTTCACCTTGGCAATGCGGAAGTTACCAACCTCTTGATAGCTGCGCACGCTGCGCTGTTCGCCTGAGTAGCCGGTGTATTGCAGCGGCTGGTTACGGCGCTTGGGCTTGGGCGCTTCGTTGGCTAAATCCTGCTGGACTTGGGCCGTAGGTGAATCAGTGTTCTGGCCGGCTGCAGGTGCGGGCCTGATTCGCACTAACGCACGCTCTTGCTGGCCAGACAGCACGCTACGGCCGTTAGTAGCAAACTCGTACCTGGCCAAGGGTGATCCGGCGGTCGGATCTCTCTTCCAGCCGTCAGGCATCTCGTCTAATAGTGGCCAGTCGCGGTAATACTGCTGCTCGCTTGGCGGAGTATTTTCATTAGACGCTGGCTGCGCGCCAAGCAGGTCACTCTGCCCGCGTGCAGCAGCCACATCAGCGGTGCGATTGCTGCCGGATAGAGTAAAGTCGTCGACCTCGGCGTCTGCTTGGGCGCGCTGCGCTTCTTGGTTGCGCTGGTCGGCTTCGGTCTGTTCAGCGGCCTGAACTTCCTGCTCGCGTTGCGCAAGGCTTTCTTCTGTTTGGGTTTCGAGGGCCAGATCGGAGGTCTGTGAATCAACGGCTGTTTTTAGTGCATCAACGCTGGATTGAACGTTGATTTTTGAGTCAGGCTGATTGTTTGCTGACACCTGCTGTCCATCAAAGGCACTGTTCACCGCATCAATAAACGCCTGGCCGGTGCCGGTCGTGCCGGTCTTAGGGATATCGTCACGACTGCGAATGTCACCAACCGTAGCATCTAGCTCTTGCGCTGCCTGGCGCAGCGCTGGGCTGCCGTAGTATTGCGATATATCAGCATCGCCCAGCTTGTTAATCCAGCCATCGCTACCAATGCCGGTGAATGGATACCACTGCCCAGGCTTGGTGGCTGCCTTGCCGCCGGCGCCAGTGCTTTGATAGAACGGCACGGTAACGCCATTAACGTCTTTCAGCACAACGCGGCGACCGGAGTAATCAACGATAGGCGCCTGGCCGCTCATTTCCTCTGCCGTTTTGGTGCCCTTGTTCCAACGCTTGCCCCCATAAGGCAACGAGGTAAGGCCGCTAACATTCTGGCCTGCTGGCTTAGTGCTTTCTGCATTCTGCATAGGCGTGTCAGCCACAGCAAAACCCCATCCACCCTCTACTTCAACGGGCTGGGCGTTAGGCGTGTCGCGGAAGCGCCTAGACAGTTCAACAGCGCGACGGGTTTGGAAAGGCGTGCCGTCAGTCTTTAGAGTTACCGCTGGTTCTGCTTGCGCTCCTGCTCCAGGGCGTGGGCGTTGTTCTCCTGAACGCGCTGTTCGTGCGTCGTTGCTTGCAGGTACTGGTTCACTTCTTCCAGCGTCTTGCCCTGCTTGATCAGCCTGTCCGCTGCTAGGTGCTGGTGTACGTCCTTCGCTCGCTGCTGGGCTGTTTGTGCCATTTAGTAATGCCTCTTTAAGTTCTCGCGTCACGCTGGCAAGTGTTTCGCCATCCTTCACACGGCGCGCGGCGTCGTTGATCTGCTGGTTAATTTCCGGCGTGGTCGTCGCCCGCTCTAGCAGTGCAATGGCGTCTGCCGAGGTTTCCTGTAGGGCGTTGTTGCGGTCCTTGGCAATGCGGTTGCCTGCCTGCTCAGCCGTTTGGGCGTTATCGTTCAGCGTAGCGAATAAGCGCTTGTCGCGCACCAGGGTTTGGCGAAGGCTATCCATTACCTTTACGCGCTCGCCAATAAGCGACTCTGCTGGATCATTACCAAACAAGCCGCCTTGCTCGCCTTGGCTTTCGGCAAAGCCTGCTTGGCGCACTTCATTGGCTAGCAACTCGCGCTGATTGTCGTTGGTCGGCTTCACTCGCTGGAAGACGCCCACGGCGGCAAGCTGCTGGTCGGGGTCGGCAAAAGAACGACCGATAACCGCGCCGTCCTTCTCAGTGATTACCTTGTTAAGCACCGCACCAAACGGCTCAGTGTCCAGCTTGGCAATGTCGGCACCGTCGCGCACAAGCTGGGTACGCGGCAGGTTACTCTCACGAATCACCGTATCGATATCACCATTGCTATTACGGAATACCTTCGCGGAATCCAAAGCAGTAGCGCTGCCTGCGGCAATGTTCGCCTCAGCGGCGGCACGGCGCGCATCCTCAACGGTAACGCCATCGGCTTCACGCAGCACAATCGCGTTCACGTCTGGCTGTTGTAGCTGGCGAGCTAGGTTAATGCGGTGGTGACCATCAGCAGCGTACACGCTACCGTCGGTACGCTCATGCAGAATCAGGTTGCCAGCACGTAGGTCGTCCCATTTCTCGATGCCTTCCAGGCGAGTGTCCACGCCCTGATCGTTTACCTCGGCGCGGAACTGGTAGGCCTCGGGGTCTACCTGGATGCTTTCAACCGGCACGCGGCGCGGAGTCTTGGTGTCAGGATTGGGTGAAGGCTGGTCGGGGGCAAGCGCTGGCTCAGGCTGGGCCACTGCTGGCTGCCCCACTTCTTTAGTCACTTCTTCTGCTTGCTCGTCTTGGCGCGCAACGTCAAGTGTTTCGGGCGGCACCAGAGATTCATCAGCCACCTGTTCACCGTTAATCGTGATCGTGGTGTCAGGCAGGTTGGCGTTAGGGTCGTAGTCTGCAATGCCGTCTTGGGCGGCTTGCTCGCGCCAAGCCTCTTCCCACTGGGCGTTGCCATCCTTGTTAGCGCTGGGCGCGCTTGCCTTGCTCTCAGCCTCGGGCGTGTTAAGGCGATCCATTACACGCGTGAAGCGCTCTGACGCGCTTTTCAGCTGCTCACGAATAGGTGTGAAAGCGTCGCTATCGTTTCGCGAGCGCGCTATGGTTTCCGCTTCCAGCGCCGCTGAAATCTCGCTGCTAACGGCGTCCAGTTCTGCAACGGCGTCACTATCGCCGCGCGCTTCAGCAGCCGCTCGCAGAGCCTTAAAGGCATCGCCGTAGCTAATGGAGTCGCGCACTTCGCGCTCAGCGGATGACAGCTCAAAACGAGGCTTGGCGATTAGTTCGGCAGCGGTGCCGATTGCCTCGTCATTAGCGGTTTCAGCTTCTGGGGTCGGCGCTTCCTCTGGAGCGGGGGAAGATTGCTCAGCAGGGGATTCGCTAGGCTCTGGTTGCTCACTTCCCTGCTGATTATTTCCGCGCAACTCCATGGCGGCGGTACCAGCTCGCACAGCGCCCCCGGTGGGGCCGCCAACAATCACGCCACCTGCCGCACGGCGCGCAGCGGTTGTGGCATTCCAGCCTGTCTCAGTGCCCACAGACTCCCCAGCGTACTCAATACCACCCTCTTGAATCGCCTCAGTAACACTTTCTGTAGCTGCGGCGCGACCAACAGCCCCGGGTATTTGTCGTGCGCTAGTTACCGCATTTCCACTGCCTGGAAGTAATCGGCCAAGAGCAAAGCGGTCTAGCAGCACAGAGGCGGCAGCCGTCGGGCCAGAGACGGCATAATCGCGACCTTCCGGCATTCCTTCGCGGTTGTCGTTCTCAACACGGCCTTCGCCTATCTCCTGTGTTCGCGCCGCTAGGTAGGCAGGCAGACTTACCACTAGGCCTGCCATATCGGCCAGTGCTGCTGGCCCTTGCTCGGCAGCAGCGCCCGCGATGGTTCTAATGCTTGGTTCATCAAGGGCACGGTCAATCGTGTAGTTAGGCTGGTAGCCTAGGCTAATGTCTTCAACCGCCTGCCCAGTGTCGATAAGCCCGGTGCTGGTATCCTCTGGCTTGGCGCGCATCGTGAAGTCTAGGCCAAAGCCACCTAGCGCCACATCCGGTTCGTAGCCCCGCTCGCGCATCTCGTCAACGCTGCCACCGATCACGCCCGGGTTAATGCCTCCAAGCGCGTCGGTAATTGCCTGCTCTCCACGGTCTGCCACGTTGCCCACGAACTGCAGCGCATTGCCCGCCAAATCGAGGCCGCGCTCACCAGCGTTACGCAAAGCGTTGCTGGCTAAATTGGGTGTTTCGCGCTCACCAAACACGTCAGATGCCGTGCGGGCAAAGAACTGGCTTTGCACATCTTCGCGCAGCGATGCTGGCGTATTGGGCTCAATGGCGCGGCGGTAGAACTCGCCTCGCACGCGCTGCTTTGTCTGCCAGTCAGCGGCCTGAAAATCTGGGTCATTGGCGATATCTGTCCACTTGGGCGGTGTGCGGTCTTCGGCGGCGTTCACACGCGGCTCCTTCTTGATTAGAAGTATTTGTTCAAAATGGCAGCAGCAGGGTCTTCGTCAGTTTCTTCGCTAGGTGCTGGTCCAGGCCTTAAGCCGCGCTCACGCTCAGGCTGCGGCTGTGACTGTGGAGAGGCGCTCGGGGCAGGCGTTCGCTGACCGGCTGGCTCGGCGCTTCTATTAAATGCCTGCCGCTCAAGGTTAGGTATGCGCTCCTGAATAGCCGCCGCTCTTTGCTCGTAGCGCTGAAGGTCTTCTTCGCTTAGCCGGTTTCGGGATAAAGGGTCATTAAGTACACTCATAATGCTTTCTAGCTGATTAAGCTCGTAGTCCAGTTCGTCACGAGCATTAGCTGCAGGGTTATTTTGTCCAGCCCTGGCGCGCACCGCTTCGTAGGCTTCAGCAAAGGTTGGGTATACCTCGCGATCCACCAGCGCCTGTGCCTCCTGAATACGGCTTGGCGTGCTGCCACTGCCACCAGCGGCGCGAGGCGCGCGTCCTAGCACCTGCCTAGTTTCGCCGGTCACCGTATTACGCTGCAGGATAGAGCCGCCAGGGCCTTGCACTTGCTCCCAACGCTCGTTGCTATCACCACGCAATAAACCAAGCACTTGTGTCGCACGCTGCTGGGCTTCTGGCGTGCGCATGGTATTGCGTAGCAAACGCATGCCTTGCACCTGCTCCACCAGCTTTTCAATTGGCACCGCTTTAACCAGGTCGTCATCAGCGGTACCGCGCCCTTCGGTCATCGGCGCTCGGTAGGTATTGCCGTCCTCGCCCACTACTTCCAGCTCAAGCATGACGCTCTGCCCGTCCGTGCCGGGATACATACCAACCACACGCTTTTGGCCACCCTCGCCACGGTTAATCTCGGCGCCAAACATCTGGTTGAGCGCTTCCAGGCTTTCGGGATCGTTAGCATCTACCGTGGTGTTGGGGTCAATCACCGCCATGGCCTGATTAATAGAGGCGTCTGTCTGCGGGTCTAGCGCGGCCCAAAACTTCGGGTACCGGCGCAGGGTTTCCAGCTCGTCTTCGGCGACGTCCATGCCGGAGCCGATCTTGCCGAGCGTGAACTGTATTTCTTCCATATCGCGCTGCCGCTGCACATCTTCTTGCTGGGCGCTGAACTGTTGCTTCTGCATGTCGAATTGCTCGGCTTGCATCGCATCCTGTTTTTCAGCGCGCTCGTTCTGGAATTGCTGTTGCTGATACTGGTTCATCAGCCCAAAGCCTTGCGCAAAGCCGCTGGCCAAGCCGCGTGTATCGAGTCCTGACATAGTGACCTCCTAAAAGATTGAGCTGGCAAGAAAGCCAACGCCCGCGCCAATCGCAGCGCCTACTGGCCCACCGGCCATCATGCCGATACCTGCGCCGGTGCCGACGGCACTCATCTTCTGGGCGCGCTCGGCCTGCTTCATCTGCTCTTCTTGCAGCTTGGCTTGACGCTGCTGGCCTGCGAGGTCGCTTAATCCTTGCATGGCCTGGCCTTCCATTTGTTGGCGAAGGCCTAATAGTCCGTAGCTCATTGGTTCATCACCCTGTCAGGAATATTGGAGAGGCCCATGCCGCCCGCCAGAATGGCATTTTGACGGTCTTGGGCAGAGATGCGCGCTTCGTTGCCTGCGCTCACCATTGAGGCGCTGCGCTCAACGCTGGTGCGGCGCTGTTCTGCCGCTTGCTGCTGTGGCGTTAGGTTGATGCCGAATCCTTGGCGCTGCTGGGCAAGCCCTTGCTGGCTGCTGTCGAATGCCAAGCCCACCGCGTTACTGGCATTGGCAGCGGCTGCGCCTGGGGCGTTGTTGTCTTGGGCCACACGGGCCAGCTCATCGACGTAGGGGGCGAAGCGGTTTCTCCAGTCTGCCCATTGGGCGCGGTTGAGCTGGCCGAGTAGCCGCGAGGCCCCTTGGTCGCCGCGCATGGCTTGATTGGGGTCGACGCGCTGCTGCGCGGTTTCAGAGGGGGCGTAACTAATCTGCCCTAGCGTGGGTTGGTATTGCATAGCACCTCCTTAGAAACCGCCAAAGTAGCCAGCACCCTGACCGGGAGCGACGCTTCCCGTATTGACTTGCTGGTAAAGATCAAGACCTGCAGCTGGCGGGGTACTACCACTGCTGTTCAAGCCGTAAGCGGCTCCGGCACCGGCAACCTGACCAAGAAGCTGCAAATTAGCGCTGCGTCGATTGAACTGATTCGCCGCTGACTGGCGGGCATCGGCGGCTGATTGGCTGGCAATATTCGATAAGCCTTGCTGTGCCTGTCCCGCTTGGCCCTGACCAATGGCTACGATATTTTGCAGGCCCTGAATCTGCTGGTTCTCTTGCTCGAACTGAGCGCGCCCGAGGGTTTCGCCGCCTGCGCTGGCACCGCCAAGAGCAATGCCGCTCATAGCCGACTGATAGCGGCCGCTAGCAGGGTTAATACCTGCCTGCCCGAGCTGTGCCCCAACCTGCTGGCTTGCCTCGCCTGTGGCCTGCTGCTGGCTCTGCATGGTGCGGCCTGCGATGTAGCTCATATTGCCCGCATTGGTCATATCGCCCACTGATTCCATGTAAGCGTTTTCCAGCGGTGCCAGCTTCTCTTGTGCGAAGTTCCATTTCTCCGCAGCGACCGCTGCCAGCTCGCGTTGCTCAGGCGTATCCTTAACCGTGTTGTCACCACCACCGCCGTCGCCGCTCATTGGCTTTCCTCCTCTTCTACTGCTGGCGTCTTGTTGAGCGATGCCATGTAATCGCCAAGTGTATCTTCGTGAATATGCTGACGAACCGGCACGCTGACCTGATTCATCCAATCGTAACCACCTACCAAGTAGGCGCACTGGATCAGTACCGTGGCGAGCTGGTCGCGGAGCACAAAGGCAATCGAGCGGTAGTGGTGATTGTCGGTGCGCTCAAGGCACGCGCTATCTCGCCAGTCTTGTAATGCGCTGGCCATTAGTGGGCGAAGGTAGGGCTCGTGCTGGCGATAGAACGGGTTAGCGGGCAGCTCGATCAGCGCTTCCCAAAACGTGCGGATAAGCGTCGCGTCGGTGACCGGATTGTCTTTATCAATCAGGTCATCGAGGGTCTGAGAAATGCGGAAAAGCGACTCACAGAAGGCAGCGGCGCTTTCATTATTTTGTAGCACGCTGCGTAAAAACACAGCTTCATCTTGACGGGGCATGCGGCACCTCACGGTGGGGCAATTTAAAGGAACAGTGTAGCAGGTTACGGCGCGAGCTGGCCTTGTAGCTCACTGGCAATGCGGTGCATTTCGACCGCCGTCTCGGCTTCACGTATCTGCTTTTTGGCCTTCAGTCGCGCAGATTCAATCTTGGCGCTCAACGCCTGCCACTTTTGACGGGCCAGCAGCACCGAGTCAACCACCTCTTGATTTGTGACGCCTAGCGCTTCAGCCTCGGCAGCAATCATTGGCCCACCGCCTGCAAGCGCTTCCTGATGCTTGAGTTCATACGTCATCGACTGACCGGGGCCAGGAGTCAAATGTCGCATACGAGCGTTCTCTGCCCCCTGATCCACAAGGCCGAGAAAGTGGCGTTCGGCGCTATCACGATCATTAAACGTACTGGCTTTAAGCGTTGCCAACCGTCACCTCCAGCTCATGATCTAGATAACGAACGTGTCCACTAAAGATGATCGTATAAGTGCCCGGAACATCATACTCAATCACTAGCGGTTCATTATCCGCAATAGTTTCCATGCCGTTGGTTTCAACCTTTACACCAGACGGAACCCCTTCAAAAGTAACGACCAATCCTCTAGTGTTTTGCTGATAATTGAGTGCTTCCTTTCTACAAATAACGCCCAATGTATTGTCAAAGTAATGAGTTGTGTCCCTTATTTCACTACTACACTCGACATAACGCATCGGCCCAGAAATGATGCTTTCTATACGACCTTCAACTGAAACAAAAGCATATCTATTGAACATAAATTACCTCTTAACGGTAAGTGCTTGAATGAAGCGATTAAAGGCACCACCCGAGTTTCCAGTTCGGGACAGTTGTATTTGCACTATAGCTGCGCCAGTACCAGCGCCTAACAGATAGCCTCCCGAAAACAAGCCACGTGCGCGCGCAAATACAGTCCCCGAACCGGTGTTATATGCCCTAGCAGAGTCACTGACGATTGTGTTATAGACCGCAGCCTCCCGATAGTTTATTACCAACCGGGCAGATACAGACGCATCGGCAACTGCCGACGATGAGTCGTCTGCGCGACAAGAACAACCAAACGTCAGATGTATAGGAGCATTGGCACGACTAACCCAAAGTGTTTGTACGGTAGTCCAGTTAGTACCTAAACTTATCCCAGATTCAGTGAAAGAAGCCACAGGCACTGTTACAGCTTCACCCTTGATCTGCAAAGTATCGACGTATGCATCGCCGGTGAAAATCTTATTGCCATCAATAAGAGTAGAGTTAGGGCGCTTCCAGTTATTAATACTACCTACGCCCTGAGCTATATCGCCAGCCGTCGTATTGCCAATCTGAACCGAGTTTCTAATGCGCCCCTCGTTTAGCTCGAAGTTACCGCTCTGGTATATCGCCCAGCCAGAAACACCTGACCGAAAATTATTTGAAAAAACGTTGCCATAAAACTTTGCTGCTTCAGCAACGCTTAAATTATCCGCCTCAATCAGCTCACCCTTTAGCTTGCCTGCAACGGTAGTAACAGGATTCCCGCGACTATCGGTTATTTTGCCAAACGATATAGGGCCAAGCTGGCCTTCTTGGATAGAGGCGTTTCTGATAAATGCGGTATCAATGTAGGTCTTTCCGCCGGTCACAAAGAATGGATGACGTTCATCGCCAAACTGATTGGCTATCGTAAAGCGGTCGGCCAAGACAGCGAAGTCGCTTTGCTGCCCAGTATTGAAGATGGTAAAGCCAGAAACGTACCCGTTATTGGTCACCGACAGCGTATAACGGTCGCCTAAATCACTGATTGTTTCCTGAAAGCCATTAAGCCTATTTTTAAAAGCAGGCGTCAACACCTCTTCGTTTACCTGGCCAGAAAGCTTATCCAGTAAAAAACCAATATCCGGAATGACTTCGGCATAGGTACCGCTAGTGCTGTTGGCTGGCCCTTCCCTGTCCTCCGTGCTGGTAAAGGTGATCCAGTAGTAAAACCCAACGCCATCCTCCTCAACCTCTCGGATATGATCGGTATACATCATCCCAGTATCGCGGCCTATCATCTCCGCATTAGCGAAGTTGTCGGTCTCGCTGCGATAGATATTGGTAAAGGCATGATTAAGATACTGGTCACCGGGAATATCCCAGGACAGCACAATATAGCCAAAGCTTCCGATAGCGTTAAAGCCTGTTGGGCGCGGCGGAATCAGCGTTGAACCAGGCGGGTCGTTGTCGATGGCCTCGTCATCAGCGGGGCCAAACTCCGTCATGCTGCCTGGCCTGAGGCGGGCTAGCCCTGCATCCACCAAGTCGCGAATCGTCAGCTTGCGATCCATAGGATCACCGCGCACGCCGTCACCGGTTTCAGTGATTTCCTTAAGCGCTTCGAGAAGCGGGCGCAGCTTCGGGTCGGTCTTGGGGTCAATCGGGGGCAGCGTCTTACGTCGATTATTCATGCGAGCCTCACGGCTAGGCGTTATTAAATGAGCTCTCCCGGCGACGTTGAGACTTGCACGGAGTGCACTTCGTGGCTGCCGGACACTTCAATTTCCCAGTTTCGCGACAGCGTGTAGCCTGCGGGCAATCGGAAGAGATGTGCGTCGATCACCTCATGCTCAAGAACCATCTCTCCATCGGCAATCACGCGAAGCGTTACCGGATACTGGCTAGCAATCACCTTGGCACAGCTAAACCCTGCAGCGCCTGGCGGTATTTCGTGTAGTCGTGACCGCCATGTATACGTCATGGCCTCACCCTCACCCCAGGCTGAAACGCTGCCGCCTTGGATAAGATACAGTATGTCGCGCGTGACATCGTAGTAACCACCGCTTGCGCTCAGGTCGTAAAACTCCACGCCCTGGCCCAGCGTGAGCGCAAAGCAGCCACCGCTGTAAAACGCTAGATAGCGGCCATCGTGGCGGTACGCGTGAATGGTGCTAGGGTTTAGTGCTTGCCACTGCTCGCGAGTAAATAGCTCTCGCGTTACCACTCGGGCGCCGTCACCACCAGCCGCCACAATACCATCCGGAGAGGCGTAGAGCGCAAAGCCGCCCATGTCTACCAGGGAGCGCTTGGCAACGCAGGATTGGTTAACGTCAAGCTGCATTTGCGACATAGCGGCTGGGCTCGAGCCAGTCACCAGCCAGGGCTGCCCGGTAGTCACAACGACCAAGCCGACGCTGATCGATGCGATACCGACAATAGGATCATCGAACGCCAGCTGGTAACCCACTGGCCAGGCGTGGGGTCGATAGGCTTCGCTAAACGCTAGGGTGCTATCAAAGAACCCTGCCAATATGCCGTTAGGAAGCTGCGTTAAGCCGGTTAACTGTGCAGGCGGCATGTCCCATTCCAGGCTTTGCAGTGTAACGCCCAGCGCTGCTGAATTAACGCCATCGGTGTAACTCGCTGCCGACGCGTCTACCTCGGCCACCATTTGGTACTGCCCGCCGCTCTCTGCGCGGTAAATCCTTTTGGCGACAATATCAAAGTTGCCGCTCGGAATGCTGGGCAGGCTTACCTCAACCGAGCCGCCTGCTGGAATATCTTCGCCACTGTCCCAGCGCGAAATAAAGCCAGACGGATTGCTTGGCGGGCCTTCCTCACCAAAGCGCGTAACGCAGGTCACTACATAAACGGTTTCCAGCGAGGTTCTTGGCGGGAACGTGATCTCTTCAATCACATCGCCTTGTTCGTTGCGGATAGGCTCGGGAGGGACACGATCAGATGGCGTGGCAACGCTGGGCGCTTCACTGGGTGCTGGTACGCCCAACTGATACCAGCTAGAGGGGTATGGCCCACTCCCGCCGGTTGCCATATCGAGCGATGACATTTTAGGCGGACCCTGCCCTGTCCAGTACACCCGGGCATAAGCATCGCTGGCAATCGGCGAGCGAACCACGTCAACATCATAAGACTGCCCCCAGGAAAACCAGAATCCATCGCCATCGCTACCCACGTCATAGTGGTACAAGTTGGCGGGGCTGGTAACGCCTGGCAGTGATACCACCGTGGAAGGGGCTTTCTCAGGCCGCAGCGTGCCGCGCTTCAGGTAAACATTGCGCGCTACCTGCGCGTTATTCTCAGGCAGCAGGCGAGGATCAAGAATCGGTAGCTCGCCACGAAAGGCGCTATGCTGGATCTTCACTGCCTACCTCCCAGCTAATAGCGTCGATCTCCGCCTGGGTTGTCGCTGCATCTACAGCGTCTTTTCTCGCCCAGCTTCGCGCGTATATGCCTTCGATGTGAGCAAGCGCGGTCATAGCCATGGCGTCCATCTCGCGAGGCTCTAACAGTCGCGTTTCGTTGGATAAGCCACGAAACGGCATTGGCGTGTTGTCACCTGCCGCTATTTGTCGCTGTGCCTTCGCTGACAACCCTATAAGGTTGATCTGATCTTGCGGGCGCGTCTGAACGACATCGTCGCCGTTATCAAACTGGTAGAGCATCCCTGCCGCAAAGGCGTCATCACGCGCAGCGTTTAAGTCGGCCTGCTTACGATTACGCTCCGCCTCAAGCAGTGCGACCGCATCGGCCTCTAGCTCAACGCTCCCCAGCTTTTGCCCACCGCCGCCAGGATAGACCGGGCGCGGCTCGCCGGGCTTCTGCACGCCCGCCCACAGTCCAGCGGGGGTAGCGTAAGCGTGAACAATGGCATCAACGGCTAACGCAGGCAGCGGGATTTGCTGCCCATCGTGCTCAAGGGCGCGCCCGTCAGGCGTAGTGACAATCTGCAAATTCGACATCGGCAAAATCTCGCTTCAGGGTGAGTTGGTCCACTAGGTGGTTAACGGTATTCCAGCTATCGCAGTGCTTGGCGTAAGCCAGGAAGGCGTGTAGATGTTGCTGCACTTCGTCCAGGCTGGCGTCACCTCGGGCATAACGGCGCTGTAGGATTTTCAGGCGGCGCTTAAAGCGCTGAATGTTGCGCTTGCGGGGCAGTATGTGGGTGGCCCATATGCGGTAGCCGCACCAATCCACGCCCGCGCTGGCAGGGCGTACTTGGGTTTTAGGGTTGAGTGATAGACCGCGCCGCTCTAGCGCCGCTTGCAGCTGGTGTAGCCGCTGCCAGGCTTCGGCTTTGCTTGGGCAAACGATCACTATGTCATCCATATAGCGCACGTATTGCCCTGCGCCGTGGTCGTCGGTCATTTCATGGTCGACACCATCTAGGGTGGCGTTAGCGTTTAGCTGACTGCTAAGCGCGCCCACCGGTTGTCCGATGCCGTCATCATGGCCATAGCCGCGTATCATGGCGCGCCACAGTTGCAGTGTATCTGGGCAGTCAATCGTCTGAGAAATACTGTCTAGTACGGCATCATGGGGCAGCGAGTCGAAAAACTTGCTTACGTCTGCCTGTACGACGTACACACTATCCCAGCGCCGCTTAGCTTTTCTGAGCATGCGTTGCAGAGCAAGCACCCCTGCTTGGGTGCCCTTTCCCTTGCGACAGGCGTAGCTGTGATAGATAAACCTGCGCTCAAATAGTGGTTCTACCAAGTCCACCACGGCGTGATGCAGCACCCGATCTTTAAACGGTGGGGCTTGAATCATCCGCATTTTAGGCTCCAGCACCACAAACTCTCTGGCGCGGCCCGGTTGCCATGTTTCGTGAACCAAGTGGTTGTGAAGGTTTAGGAGGTTTTCTTCCAGGTTGGCGGTGTATTTCACCACCTCTGGCCGGTAGCGCTTGCGCTTTCTGGCGGCATGATAGCCGCGCATGAGGTTATCGAAATCAATAATGTCTTGATAAAGCGACACCGCATTGTCCTTATGCAGTTTGTGCAAAATGAAACGCGGCCACCCGTAGGCCGCCGCGCTCTATTGATGTTTCGCCGTGAAGCGAGGAAAGCCGCCCCGAGGGATGTGGCACTGCCCGCCAACCCGTAGGCGGGCGGTTTCTGGCCGGTAAAGCGGTCGCTCGCGAGACGCGCCCCGATGTTGCTGTTCGAGTTCGACGCCGAATTGTTGCAGTTCACGTACCAAAGCCCGGCATTCGCGCCATTGCTCCAGTTGCCGCCGACGTAGGGGCACATCGAAATAAGCGACTTCCCTTTCTTGCTCTACTTGCTATAGCCCTGCTTGGCCCGTTCGTGGCGCAGCCAGCCGCCAAGAATAGACCCCAGAGCGCTTATGTGTTCTGCCCAATCTCTATATTGGCGACCTGAGATATAGCCGTACCGCTCGGCCTTGCGCACCTTGCGGCGTAGTATCTCTATCTCAATATCCAAGTCGGTGAGGGTGGTTTTCTTCTGATAGCGCTTCCATGCAGTAAGCGTGATTCGCTCGATGCGCTCAATACACAGCCGCACCTCCGCGCTGAGCAAGTGTCGCTCACTTTTCGGAAAATTCACCAGGGCTCGACGACTGTAATCTTCCAGCTCTTCCACCTTAGTGAGCATGCCCTCAAAGGGTCGAAGGTGTTGGTACGGGGCGCTACCGCGCCCCTGAGCTTGACGCTGATTTGCCTGACTCATGACACGACCCTCGCGAGACGCGCCCCGATGAAGCTGCTCGAGCTCGACGCCGAATTGCCGCAGTACACGTACCAAAGCCCGGCAATCGCGCCAACGCTCCAGTAGCCGCCGACGTAGGGGTAATACTCCCCAGCATCACGCCACCGCACGTAGTCCGGCAGCGTGGCGGTGCTGTCGTTACTGGTTGAATAGGTGTCGGGGATAAATTCTAGCGGGGCTGAATTGCGGAACGTGATGGGGTAAGTGGCGGCACCAGCGTTAGGAACGCTCTCGCCCGTACTTTGCCACGCGCCGTTATAGTCACGCCGCTCAATGACACTATTGAGCGTACGGGCTCCGTCCATCCACTGATAGACGTTACCCCATAGCCCAACGATGCCGCGATACGTCGCTTGGGCTACGTCAGCGGCATCGACAGCGGCGGCGCTGGACTGATTAACGCGGCCCTCGCCCGTTTTCGTTTGGCTATCCATCGTCGCGTTTTCGACCAGGTATAACCACTGAATGGCCAGCCACATGTCGTAGTGGTGCAGCCTAAAGCCAGCGACGCCGCCCACGTTACGGGCCTCGGCATCTGCCAGGAACTGCGTCAAGCTGCGCGATGCCGTTGGCGTAACGCCCGGCACAGACTGCAGCTTGCCGCCGCTGAGCGATGCCTGATATTTGCCGTACTGAAACGCGGGCACCTCGACGCCATCTAGCAGAAACGCAGGATGCACCTCATACCCCGCCAGCGGTTGGTCGCTAATCCACCACGCGGGGTCGCCGCCTGCGGTGCCGCGCTTTACGTAGAATTTCGGCACTTCGACCATAGCCTGACCATCCACCGTGACATCTTGCATGCCGCCAAAAATAGGATGAGCGTTAAACCAGGAGGCGCTAGGAGTGGCAATGGTTGCGCCGGTATCGTCGATATGATCCCACGTACCGCCAGGGCCGCCCGTGGCGCGCAGCGCGACGCCAATAACCTGGGCAGCCAGCACGGTCACTGTTTCGCTATAGGTGGCTGTCGAGGCGCCAAGGCTGTCCACTGCCTTCACGCTAAACGTGATAGCGATATCGTCAGTAACATCGGGCGCCGTGACTTCTACAATCTCTCCGCCAGCAATGCCCGACGTCTTGGCAAAGGTGAACGCGCCTGTGTCAGTGATCGTGTAGCTGATCGAATCGCCGTCCGGGTCGGTCGCGCCACTAAAAGAAACTTGGAACGTGCTGTTCTTGCCGGTCTGGGTGGGCGCGCTTATCACAACAGGGCCTTCCGGCACGCGGTTGGCAACTACATCAGCCGTAACGGTCTCGGGTGCGCTGGCATTGCCGATGTCGTCAAGCGCTCGCACGGTTGCTGAAACGACACCTCCTACTGGCTGATCCACCGCTCTGGAGAGCGTGGCCGCGCCGCCAGCTGCCGCCACTGCTTCGGTACTGCCGTCCCACCACGTCACCTCAAACGACGCGATACTGCCACCGCTCTGGCGACTAATGGCCGTGGCATCAATCGACCAAGTATCGATATCGCGAATTTCAGGCGGTGAAGTGAGCGACTGCATCACCGCAAGCGTATCTGCAGGCTTCTCGGCCAGGCTGCCCGCTGTCATGCGCAGCTCAACAGGCGTGCCAGGGTCATAGGCGAATGCCACCGTACCCTCTTGGCTGCGCTCAACTGTCATTGTATTGGATGAGAGCGCGGTCACCTTAACGATCTCGTGGTCAAATTCACGGATGCCGTCACTCGCAAACTCCCAGCGATAAAGCGTCGCGCGGTACCAATCACCGCCCGGATCTGGGAAAGAATGGCCCGCCTCAAGGGGCAGGCTTTGATCCCCTGCCGTGACAGGAGAAGCTAGCTTGCCGCGAGCGTTGTTCGCGTAAATTTCCGGCATGTTAAAATTCTCTCACGATGACAAAAAATTCATCTTGGCGGACACGGCCTTCTCGCGTCCGCGTCGTTATCTCTATCTTATAGCGCTCGCCATCCGCACCGCCAGACAGCCAAACTTTCACGCGCTTGTTGTCGTAGTCACGCGTCACTGACTCGACCATCAAGCCCTCCGGCGATGCCGTCACTTCCGGCGCGACATTTTCCGAAAGGCCGTCGGATTCGGGCATCCACTCGCTGTAATCAATGTCGTAATCCCACTCGTCAGCGGGCTGCATCGTGAACGTGCCTAAAATAGCCATTAAAAAACCACCATTGTCCGATTTTCCGCAGGCACCACCATGGCGCGCGACTCGAAAGGCGCGACCATCTGGCGAGCAGGGGGCGCTTGATTCGTTAGATTGACGCTCAAGCGATTGCGCATAACCGACCCCACCCCATCGAAGGTAACGCTCAAGTAGTAGATGCGGTTGGCGTAGGCGTAGGCAGTGCCTTCCACGCTGGCATCAGCTGCTACAGGTCGTATGCGCCAAGGCGTGGCCGTTAGTGATGCGCCACTAACAACGAGGGTTTTGCGGGGCTCAACAATCAGCGACCAGGGGGCTGTTACAAATGCTTTCGCATCGAGCGTAGAGACGCCTGCTGACGTTCGCGTAGGGTTTGCCGTCAGGGCTGACTGAGTCGTGAACGTGCACTTTTCATAGTTGAACGCCCACCAAACAGCCGTTAGCTCAGCGGTAACGATGCCTTCGTTTACCTGCGCGCCGCGCCCTGGCAAAGCCGACGCATCAAACCAAGACGCCACTAAGCCGTCCGTATTTCCGCCCGCCATGCGGTCGCCGCCGACAGTTAGACGGGTAACAACATCTAGGGCAGACCACCCGGGCTGGATGCCGTTTAGGTGGGGCTCTGCAAAGAAGGCGCTGTACGGCACAAAATCAGTAATGCCGCCAGCGAATATATCTCCATCAAACGACGCTGTTGCTGTTGCCAGCAGGCCGCTTGCCCCGGGCCGCTCTCGCGTTGCAAATATCTCGCCGGTAGCGTTTACCTGAATCTCAGCGACGCCAGGGCGAATGCCCCAAGCCTGAACCGGACCAATCTGCGCCGACGCCTGCATGTCAGAGAAGAAGGCGTAGCGAATGGCGTCAGCACCCAAGACAGCCTTTGCTTCAATGCCCGCGACGCCAGCCCGAATAACTAGGTGCTCAGGTTCTAAGCTGCCCGTCGCCCACATCTCGGCGGTGGCCAAGTCCCATGGCCGCGAAACATCAAAGATGGCCGCTGGGTAGATCAGTGTTGAGGCTGCGCGCTCAGCTACCGCTCGTGGCTCATGGATGCCAGCCTGAACAGGCGCATCCGTTGCGCCATACTGGGTGCGCAACGGCTCCGCATTTCCGGTAGATGAAACCGCCAGCACAGCCGATGCCAGCAGGACGCGAACACCCCCAGAGCCAGCATTGTATGCTGCCCCATTGAAACGGGAGCCGTTAAACATTGCCTATCCCCTTAATCGAGACGCAGGATAAGCGCGCCTGAGGCGAACGAAATAACGTCACCCACTTCGAGGGTTTTCGGCGTCGTTAGCGCTTCGTGATACAGCAGGTTGCCCGCCACATCGGAATCATAAATACCGATATGGGTGATGGTGATGGTGTGCGCCGGGTTCGCATTCTGAACAGCATCAAACGTAATGCTCGCGGCGTTATCCGTCCGCGTGCGCCCTTCGACATCAACACTGGGGCTAGACCAATTGCCCGTTTGCTTTCTCAAATACCATGTTTCGCCCACCTCGTTGGTGGTGACGTTGTCGTCGGTAGGATCGGCGATGAAGAGCGCAAGGTGTAGATCAGACACAGCAGGGGCAGTGAAGTTATCACCCCGTAGCGTGGCATTAATCATGCGCTGTTCAAGATAGTTCGACATTGCTCCCATGGGGGTTACCTCTCGGCAAGTGGGGAGTGGATTTAGACAAAGCGCCGCATCTTGACGCGCGCGCCACCTCGGGCATAGCCGAGTCGGGATTGCTGCTTAGCATCGGTAATGCCTGCCAAGAAGCGTCGTTGGTAGTAGCTGGCTAGCTCAGGGTCTCGCCAGGACTGGGGCAGTAAGAGCAATCGCCATCGCGCGCCGTCGGCGATAGGCTCACCCCAGCGCGACAGCACCACATCGGCTGGAAAATCACCTCGCTTTGGTCGGCACGCCAAGCGACCGCTTATCACTGCCTGGCTGGGTGTCTGGCTAAACACGATCTCAGTGGGCGACCGCTGCTCGAAGCCTTCGCCTTGCGTGACCATTCGGCCATCCATAGTGAGCGACACAATCCGAATCGCCTCTCCTGTGGGAGCGACTATTAGCGGGTAGTCAGAGTCGGCGCCATAAATCACCGGGCCTTCTTCCGTTACCCAGGCGTCAGCTTCGGTGCAGAACTCGCGCGACGCCCAGGAGAGCATGTCCCGTATCGTCGCTCGTGGCGCGTCTGGCACCTCAAGGGCCGCGCTGTCGATTAGCTCATCCAGCATCTTGCCCGCCTCCATTAGGTGAGGTCATCGCATCGCCCTGTGTTTTCATACCGATGCCTTCCATTGCAGCGCGGTAGTGCATTTGCGCGCGACTTAGATTGGCTGGGTTTTCAGCATCTTTTGAAAAGGCGCGATACAACACAAGATCAAGCAAGGCCGGGGCGTAACGCTCACTCACGCTCAAGCTGCTCGCCATATCGGCCACCGTATGCGACGCTGGCTTAGCGACGTAGCTCGCCTCTACACGAGCACCTGCTTTTGCCGGCGGATAGACCCAAAACTCACGAGGCATGCGTTCATCAAACACAAAGAATTCAGTGGCCAATGAAGCGCGCTCGTTCATCCAATTAGGGCGCATAGTCGCCAGCGTACGGCGCTCTGAAGCGCGAATCGCTCGCCCTTGCTCTGTAGAAAGAACGTCCATAAGGCGCAGCCCGTCAGCGGGTATCTCTTGCCGCGCACCCGCCACCAAGCTGATCATGGCTAGCTTGCTGTGGGCATCCGGTCGCTGAGTAGCAACAATGACATAAGCCTCGTTGAGCCATGCCACCAGCTCTTCCACTGTCCAGCGAATACCGCTGCCTCGCTCTTGAAGGATGCGCTTAGCGCGATCAATAACGCCGCCGACGGTCTCCGCCATGACTTACACCTCTTGCATGTAGCGGTTTTTAGCCAAGGCAGCCGTCCACGGGAAGGTTCGCCCGTTCTTTAAGTGTTTGAGCATTCGGCCCTTGTACTTCGGTTTTTCAGGCTCGACAGCTTCGCTCGGCGCTTCACCAGTGCCTAGCTCGCCCTCTTCCGTTACACCTTGCTCTGCTAACGTTTCAGCGGCTTCAAGCAGCTCGGCGCGGATAGTCTCGACGCCTTGGCGCTTATTGATCTCAACGCCCAGTGTTTCGGCTAGCGGCTCAAAATCATCTTTGGTTACCGCTTCTTCAATCTGCTCAATCAGTGATTTAGTCATGCGTATTTCCTCGCGGAAAGTAAAACGCCACCCCGAAGGATGGCGATATGGAGCCCTTAGGCGGCACGCTCGGCGTACAGGTGACCCATGGCGTTAGGGTCAATGACCTCATAGCCAAATACGTTTAGGCCGCGCACTAGCTGGCCGAAGTCCTGCGGGTTAGGCAAGTTCTCCATCTTGGTCATCTGCGACGCAAAAGTAAGCGCCTTCTTGTGACCGAAGAGGCAGTTAGTAGCCTGCCGTGTGGTGGTGGCGTCGGTGACTTTCGACATGTTGTTGCTGATATACACGTCGAAGCGGTCGAGCATGCCTACCTTGCCGTTACGGAACACCGAGGTGTTATCCCCCATGTGGCTCGCGTCGCGCAGGTCGGACTTCTTGAGCATGCCATTCATCCAGGCGGGCAGAACAATCCAGCGACCGTCGTCAGGCACGTTCTGCTCATCCAGCACCGAACCACAATCAACCAGTACATCGAGGATGTTGGTTTTGCTCACGGACACCGGCGCACCGGCCGCACCCATGTTGTACCCGCCAGACTCACGACCAGCGGCAGCGCCTGCGTTCTCTGCAGCCGCATCGGCGAACACGTCACCGAGAATCACCTTGTCGATGGCGATCTTCATCTGCTGGCCAGCATCGTCCGACCAGTTGTCCATCAACTTGATATCGGCTTGATACTCGTCAACGTCGTTCACCTCGAAGGCAAAATACTTCGCCTTGTCGATGTGCAGCTCTACTTTGTCGCTGGTCGGCTTCTCATAATTGAGGCCACCACCAATCTCATAGTCGTTGATCGTGATAGACGGTGTGGTGCGGATCATCACCGTGTCGCCTTGCGACTTGATCTCACCCTCGTAGTAAGTGTTGGAGATTTCAGCGAAACAGGTTCGCTGATACAGCTTTTCAACCATCTTTCCCGACCAGACCTGCGGGATGAACCCGGAGGCGGACGTGCTGGAGTAGTCGGGATGACTTGCGTCGCGTACTGGACCTGCCATTGGAATAACCTCTTATCGCCTCACGGCGAGAATCGTTGAACCGCCAGCCGGGTTAGCGAACCCGGCCTTCACGTTGGGCGGCGAATATGTCGGCTTCCAGGCGTTGCGCTTCATCGGCGGCATAGCGGCCAGCGGTCTTGTCTCGATAGAACTGGGCAATGTCGGCACCCGTCCACAACTTGCCGCCTTGAGAATTCGGCGTTTGCGTTGCTTTCGTGGTGCGCGGCTCCACTTGTTCATCGGGGACTTGGCGCTGCTGCTGCGTTGGCTTCGCCTGGTTCAGATAGAGTTTGAAAACGTCAGCCACCCCTTTCGCGTCTAGGCTCTGTTGCGCCTGGCTGAGTGCCTGTTGGTACTGCTTACCCGTTTGTGGATTGAGCGTGCTAAGGAATTGCAGGAACGCGGGATCACTGTTGACCTGTCGGAAATTGGGCACCGCTTGCTCTAAGCTCACCCAAAAGCGTGCTTCAGCGTCTTCGTGCTTCTCGGATTCGAGACGATCCAGACGCTCCTGCAGCTCTTTGGTGTTACCGGCATCAGTTGGGGCCGCTCCCTTTTGGGTCATGCGCTCAATGAACGTCACCAGGTCTTCGCCAAACTCCTGCTTGAAGTGGGCGAGCTGGTCGTCAGTGATGCCGCTGCTATCGGGTGCAGGCGCTTGTTTTTCAAGCTCATTAATGCGCCGATCCTTGCCAGCGACGTGCTGTTTTAGCTGTTCGATCTCTTTGCGCAGCGCTGGAAGCTCACCGTTGTACTTGCCTTGCAGCACTTGAAATCGATGCTGCCAATACAGCGCATCTTGGATTTCTGGCTTCGGCTCGTCTTTCGGTGGCTCGGCGGATTGCGTATCGGGCTTGTCAGTGTCCGGCTTCTCAGCGTCGCGTGGCGGGTTTTGCTCACTGTCAGGAGCCTTGGCCTTATTGGCGTCGGGATTCTCTGGCTCGCGGTCAAAGTGCTTAGCGGCAGCGGCAGCTTGTGCCTGTACGGACTGGGGTAATGACATTTCAACTCCTATGACGCCTCACGGCGTGTCTGTGAGCCGGTCTTAGCCGGGGTTCACGATTCGGGTAACGTGTTCAACCTGCAGTGTTGAGCGTTGCCCACAAAAAAGCCGCCTCCAAAGAAGCGGCTTGCTTGTGAGGCCGGACGCATCCGGCTACTTAAAGCGCGTGTCGATAACATCACGCGCGGTTTCTAACTTTTCGATAAGGCCCGCTAGTGCAGTGGCCTCGCCCTGCTTACGCGCTAACTCTGCGCTATCGCGGCATTGCTCCAGCAGGCTGCGACAATCCTCGCGCTGGGACTTGAGCATTTCCCGCAGGTGCTGGCCCTCTGGGCTGCTGTTGATTCGCGACAGGGCTTTCCACTGCTGCTCGTTCATTCTGGCCTCTCTGCGTTTCGGCAATGAGCTTGGCAATCTGTGCCAGCAGGTGTTGGGCATCCAGCGGTGCCATTTGCTGGGCGATCTGGGTGTCGGCTTGGGTTTCAGCCGCGTCGGCGCCGTACTTCTGAGCCTGAGCCTGCTTGACGGCCACTTCAGCCTGCGCCTTGGCTTGCTCAATCTGTTGTTGAGCCTCTAGCTGCGCTTGCTGTGCCTTCTGCTGCTCGGCTAGGTTCTGCTCCATTTGCTCTTGCGTGGGGATCAGGCCTGGCATATCCAGCTTCTCAGCCACGCTATCCAACAGCTTGCGACGGCCTTCCATACCCACAATACCCATATCCATTTCATTTTGAGTCAGCTGCAGGAACTGCTGGCGTAGCATGTTCGTCTGCTCGCGAATCAGCATGGCAGAGCTACCACGCGCGACAACGTTGCAATCACCTTTGATGCTCGGGTCTTCGCTGTACTGCATGTTGTAGAGCCAAAGCGCCTCGATCACTCGGCGCAACACACCGCGGTCAATATGCCGGATGGCGTCTTTGATCCCCTTATTCGCGGATTCCATGAGCATCGATAGGCCACTCGCAGTATTACCAGCACCGCCTACGTTCTCATTGCCATAGGTGTAGCGAGGTATGTTGGTCGCATCATCGGCACGGCGCTCAAATTGATCGTAAACAGCGAGCAATTCAGCCGCGTTACTGCTGGGCTGGTAGAAGCGAACGGCGGCGTTATTACCGGTGACCTGGCTATCTTTGGTACGCCAGATTTTCCACGGATAAATGTTGGTCGGGTCTTCCTGAGGTTGCAGGCGGTCTTCATACACCTCCACCTGCGGCCCGGAGGAAATAGCGAGGTTGTTCACCAAGCTGCGTGCCGTGGCGTTGCACACGTCTTGAATATCAGCCATCAGCTCGGGGATAGCTTGGCCCCAGAAGCTGCCTGGCACCGGTTGATAGCTCGCCTTGTGGTACGGCCGACGCTCCAACGGGTCACGGTTAATGCGAACGCGAATAACGTGCTGGCCAATCAAGATGGCCTCAATCTCATACTCTGCCAGCGGGTCCTCGATCTCGTCAGGGTTGACGCCCCACTGCAGTAACGTGACGCCCTGAGCACCGCCGGAGTAGATCAGGCCATCGATAGTTTCACCATGGGTAAGCCACTCATGGCCACGCCCCTCTAGCTCGGCACGCTCGCCATCTGTCCATAGCCAGTCACGTAATCCGCCTTGGCCGTACTGCTCCAGCACACGACGAATCGACTCTTCATTGAACGACGGCACGCCAATCAGCTGGTTAAGCTGCATCCGGGTAAAGCGCGCGCGCTCAATGATGAATGCGCCGTCGTCTACGCTGGTGGCGTCCGGGCTGGGGTACATATCGAACGGTGATACCCGCTCAAACTCAGGTCGGATAGTGGTGCTCTTGACCGGCTGCCAGCCTTCTAGCCATTCCAGCGTAGGCACGCGACGCAGGATTGGTGCTCGCACAAACGCAGCAGGATAAGTGACAAAGTCGTCCACGAATTGCTCAAACGCCTCAGACCAGCCACCTTCGGCTAGCTGATCGGCAATCACGTCTTCATGGCGTTCGGCAGCTTCCTCGGCCTTCTCTTGCGCCATTTGCCGCACTTGCTCGCGGGCTTGTTCGATCAGCGAAACCATATCCACCTGCTGGCCCTGCTGCTGCGCCTGCATCGCTTGCTGCTGGAGCTGCTGAAACACGGGCATTACGTACTCATCGGGCACGTCAGCCACTGGTGTAGGCTGCAAGCCCCACGGCTGCTCATTCGCAGGCATCATAATGTCGCGAATCCAAGCACCGGCGGCGCGGCACTTGGTGGCGGTCAACATCATGTAAATCTCAGCACCACCTTCCTTGCGAATCGCCGCTAGCTTGTTGGGGTCGTACTCGCCTTTACGGCGGCGAAGGCAATCAAGCAAGCGGTACTCGACCTCCTGCTTAGCGGTCTTGGCGGATTCCCATGACCGGCGAATATGCGCACCAAGCGACGACTCCATGATCTGGCGACGGCGCTCTTCCTCGGCCTGCATTTGCTGGGCTTCGGCGGCCTGCTCGGCGTGCATCTCAGTCGCCGACTTGTACTGCAGTAGTCCCAAACTAGCCATTAGCAGCACCCTGCGTTATCGCCTTGTAGATAGCGGCATCGGCAGCGCGCTTGTGGGTACGCATGCGCTGTACGTTGCGGCGCATCGGGCCTAGCTGTTTAAAGAGGTCGGTCACGTAGCCAGCGGGGTCGTCTAGGAACTCCAATAGCTTGACGTTGAACGTCACGCCCATGTTGCCCTCGACCTCAAACTGCAGGCGCATACCAGGCTCTGGCGTGGTCACCTTCTCTTCGATGAGGATCATATCGATTTGCACGTTGCCAACGTCGGGACGGAAACGCTTGGAGGGAATTGGGATACCGTACTTCATCAGCTCTTGCGCAATACCCATGGCGGCATCGCGGGCAAACTTCTCAATGTCACGGCTTTGCAGTCCCGCGAGGCGCAATGCTGCCGTGCGCGCCCGCTGCTGTTGCGAGCCGTTCGGTGTGGTGTGGATCATAGCGACTCCCGGCGGTGGTATCAGGTGTGGGCGGCTAGCCGATTGTCGGCAGTGATAGTGCGGCGTACCTGCTCCAGCCAGGAGTAACGGCCATCCAGATCGTCTGGAATTGGTGGGACGCATAGCATGACTCGCTCTTTTCCGTCCTGCCTGATGTAGTAAATACGAAGCGCTCCATCTTCTTCCCGGGTCGCATCAACGACCCCTTCGATGTCCTGAATAACCATTTGGCACAAGATGTCTTGCTTGACTGGCTGCATATCGTTCTCTCAGGTATGAGCGTTCCAGCCGCCACGCGACTCGCGGTTAGCGGAGGTGGTGGGCAGCTGCGCTCTGGTAAATAGCGATGAGCGTGCGAGGGTTTCTAGCGCTTTGGCACCGTGGGATGCCCAATCGTGGCGAGGCGTCGATTTGTATACGCCGCGCTTGTCATCCCATTCCTTGCGATAGTTGTCGAGACATAGCACGCCCTGGTGGCATGCTTCCTCGTCTATCCAGCACATCGGCAAGAACTGGCGCGTGGCCTGCACGCCCTCGGCGTGATTACTAATGCGTGGCACTGTTTCAAAGTTAATGCCAAAGCCTTTGGCAACATCGGAACGACTCAGGCCAGTGCCTAGCTCTCTAACCGCCAGATCGTGCGGCCCGAAGTGGCCACCATAGCGGTAGCCCTTCTTGTTCAGCAGGTCAGCGTAGTATTCGATGCCTTCGCCCTCGCCTTCGAGGTAGTCCACTAGATGAACTTCACGCCCAACGACCTGGGCAAACCAAATCGCCATGGTGTCGTTCATGCCCAAGTCCCAACCAGTATAAACCGGCAGGCTCGGGTTGACCTGCACCTCAGACGTGAGGCGCTTGTTCTTCCGTAGATGCTGCATTTGCGTGGCGAAATACGCACCTTCCACCGACTGGCTAAACGCCTCCTCTGGTGTGCTGGGGTACTCGCGCTGCATATCGTCTTGCAGCACCTCTGATTTCTTTGCATACCAGGCGCGCTGTCCATCACTAGTCTTGATGCCGTGCTTATGCTCTAGCTGCTCGAAGTATTCGTTTAGCCGCTGCGGTATCACCACACCTTTAGGGTCGAGCGTATACGCTGACTCTTGCCACCAAGGGAAGAAATGAAACTGGAAGTCCATCGAAGTGGGGTTTCGGCCTTGATCCTGCAGTTGGCGGGCTGACTCGCAATAGCTGAAAAAATAGCCTTCGCGCCCTTCGGCTGTTGATTCCAGCGTTATCTGATTACCCAGCCCAACAGCTTCAAACGCGCCGGTGACGATCTCTTGTGCTTTGTGTGGGAACTGGCGGCATATCTTGCCGAACTCCGATACGTGCAGGCGCTGCAGCGTGCCGCCACGATAAGACGTGCTGACCCGAATGCTTGAGCCATTATCGAAGACGTAAGCACCGCTGCCGCTTTTATCGCTCGACGGCTTAGGAAACCTCAAGCCGATCATGTCGAAGATGGCGAGCCATGCATCGCTGACATTTTGGTATGCAAACGTGATCTTGTTGCGGAATATATCCTGTGCGTCATCGAGCTTGTGACAGATGCAGCCAGCGCTGAAATTATCGATGAACAAGCAGTCATCCAGGGCGTCGATCATTTCAAAGGTCGTGAAGCCAAGTTGCCGGGCTTTCAAGATAATGTCGCGGCAATGCCGGTTGATATAACGCTCTCTCTGCGCATCGTTCGGTGTGAACACCTGAACGCGACCATCCTTATCTTTGATCTTGTACAGCGCGCAGATACGAAACCACTTGAGCGCCAAGGCCTCGACCAAATCAGCCTTTTCAGTCAGGCGGCCTTTCTCAAGTGCGCGCAAGTACGCATTGGCTCGCTTAACCTCTTCCGCCCTAGTCATCGCTCAGAACGCACCTCTGCTAGCAAGTCTCCTAGGCTCTTGCCAGTAGAAACCTCCACCTTGTCCTTGAATGCCTGAACCTCAACGTGGCGACCAATCAGCTCTAGGTTCTTCAGCTTATCTGGCATCTTGATTTTACGAACAATAGTTTCAATGTCGCCAGTCATCAGCGTATTGATATCCAAGCCACTGATAGACGTTCGCCAGACTTTGGGCCACTGTTTTACTGGCAGGGGGGTGCCGTCATCATCCAACAGGTCAGCAATGTCCAGTTCGTCAATGGACTTAAGGCGACCAAGCATCCACTCAGCATCAATGCCGAACGATTTATCAGCCGCTTCTGACGCCTTATGTTGAAGCTCATTTACCCTTAGTGCGACATTAGTGTTTTTAAGCAGGGTGGCGGCATTGACATTTACTGTCTGACTGCTCTTTGTCTTAGTGCTATACGCCTTGCGGTACGCCTCGCTCGCGTTGCCAGTCAAGACGTAATGCTGGGCGAATGCTTCTTGCTTTGGACTTTTCAGCTTCGCCATAAAAAAAACGCCACCATCACTGGTAGCGCCTCCATAAATAGATGCCGGACGCTTCACAGCGTGCGGCGGGTGTCGGTAGTGTCGGCGGTGCTTCACAGCATGGCGTGACTACCTCCCCCATCTAACGGTCAGGGGTATCCGAGACGGATCACCTCCTACGTGGACGGGGATTCAGTGCGCAACGCTTCACAGCGTGGCGTGTCGCCTCACGGCGAGATAGAGTCAGCGCCTTTTGCGATGCCAGTACGCGGACAGTAAAAACGTGACGATAATCCAGCGCAGCCGAAGCCACGCTTCAACGCGCCTACTTGGTGTCAGCTTCACGGTAGAAGCCTGACTGCGCCTTGCCTTGCTGCCATGAGCTAATGCCCTTCTCCACCGTGCGACCGGTGACGTAGCCGCCCACGCCGATGGTCATCAAATCCCATAGCCGCTCTGGCAGATCGAGTTGCAGTCCCACACCAAAGATGGCCCCTAGATAAGGGGCCAGCAGGTAGTTGTTCGCAATCACGGCGACAATCACGATCATCAGCAGCGGTCGCCAGTTACGCTGCAGCCAGCTCTCGCCCTGCGCTTCCGCCAAGATGATCTGCATCTGAGCCTTGAGCAGTGAGTCTTGCGACTCGATGAGCTGCGACCGAATCTCCGACTTGAGCCGGTTGGCTTCGTCTTTATCGGTCACTGCCTTATCGATGACGCCGAACAGCGGGCCAGTGATGGCGCTCAGCGCTTTCGTGACTAGATTCATTTTTTGGCACCCCTCACGCGGTCAGCCAGGGCCAGGAGCATTAGGTCGATACTGCGCGGGCCCGCCCAGCCGCATACCGCTGCCACGGCAGACGCAGGCCAGCCGGTCAGGTCGAAATAGAGATTGATACCGGCAGCCATCGTGATCATGACGACCAGCGCAGGCGCATCCAGCCACAATCGGCGCGTGAAGAAACGTTCACGCTCACCGCTTTTGACCTCGTGAGCGATCTTAGCGAGTAGACCCATAACGACTGCCACTGACGTACCTAACGCCAGCAGCACCTCCTGTATCAGTCCGGTGTTTCGCCATGGCATCAGGCCACCTCAGTATCAATTTCGGCATACAGCGAAACCGCCATGCTGTCCGCCTGATCGCTTTCAACTTCGTTGCGCAGATTGACGACGCGCTTAAACCACCCGTATGCGAAGTCCTCTTGTCGTTCGTCTCGCTCAGCCAGCCCGCGACAGAAGGCGATGCGCACACCGTTGATAGATTCTGCCAGCACGTACAGTCCAGCGCCGCCACGCGCCTTGCGGTAATCGGCAAGCGCGTTCAGCGTGACAGGCCCCACGGCACCATCCACATTGAGATCAGGAAACAGCTTGCCGCGACTATTCAGCACGTTAAGCGTGCGCTGCAGCTCTTGCGCCGCTCGGCCTGGGCCAGAGTTAACGCCGAAGTCAAACAGGTATTCTGCCAGCGTGGCGCTGATCGGCGCGATGCGGTCGAGGCGAATGCTTGTCCAGTAGCGTGCTTCATAGATACGCACGGCCAGTGACTTCGGCAGGCTGCGCATATCACCCTGGTAGCCGTTCTCACGCGCTACCGCGACAGTGATGCCGTAATTGGTCGGGCCGCCACGATCAGACGGGTGATTGACGTAGCCACCCTCTCGATCCATGACCGAGGCGACCAGTCGTTGCTTGAGGGAGGTTGTCATGTAGGGCTCCAGCGCCTCACGGCGGGGGAAAACAGAAAAGCCACACCAGAGACTGGCAGGGCCTGAATCGAAAACGCCCCGGCTCAAAGCCAGGGCGTAGAATTAGATAGTGGGGATATTATGGTTGGTTCGTGCCCATCCTGCAAGCTATCCGCTATTCGTGATCTGTTCTAACGCTACTTGCATGGTGTACGACATATCGCGCTCGCGGCGGGATAGATGGCGAAGTGTGCGCGGCGTCACGCCCAGCTGCTCCGCTAGCTCTTTTTGTGAGCCTGCCGTTTTGGTTGCTGAGGCGATTAAGCCCGGCGCTCTGGCCGGGTCGTAGTGGGTGCGGGCGTCGATCATGCATTAGCGGCCTTGTTTTTCATCGCAATGTAGCGAGCGCTTTCGATTGCTTCTTTTTGCGCTGCCCGATAAAGATCATTCCGGCATTTCTTGATGTAACCAATACCTGCAAACATGGCTGATTGGTGTGTTTTGTGCCCGTCGCCCATGATCTGCATTTCTCTTGCGCTGGTCACATTTGCCATTTTGCTTAGTGCCCAGCAGAAAGTTCCTTCCCGCGTGCCTTCTGTTACGTCAATGAATGTAGATATAAAAGTATTAATATCGTCTTGAGTTACTGCCGCCATGATAGAAGCTCCTTTGTGTTTTCAGGCTCTGGTCATTGCCAGGGTTTGGTTTTTTATTAGCAAGCGGCGATGATGTCAGTTTTGCGGGTTTTGATATGATCGACCAGCTCACCTTCGTCGGCTTCTTCCACAAATTCGCCCAGACTGCCGCCCCATTCTTCGATAATCTCGGCGGGGGTATCGCTGTCGTTCAGGGCTCTTTTGATTTCATCCCAGTCGGTTTGCTCGCCGCCATTAGAAACCCATAGCGCTACTAGTTTGGTAAGTGCTTCATCGCGCGTGTTGAAAAGCTGGCCTTGGATGTTGTAGCTCATGTTATTTTCTCCGCTGCGGTTGGTGTTTGCTGCTTCGATAACCACAGCTTATGGGAAATTATTTCCCCTTGCAAATATTATTTTTGTTCGCCTTTAGTCTAAGCCGCTTTACTAATCAGCGCAGCCACCGGCGCAAGCGCTGAACACTCCCATGTATCCAGCACATCCAGCAACCGCTCCCAAACGCCACCCCAACAAGCGCGCCCTGATCGTGACCAGCGACCAACATCTACCGCTTCCCCATGCTCTGCTTCAATCCACGCAGCAATGCGCCGAGGATTATGCAGCCCTGGTCGGTTATACGGGTACGTGGTCTCAGCGTGGTGGTGAATTGCTGCCGATACTATCCAGCGCAGCTGACGCGCTGCCTCTGCTGTCGGATATTCGCTCTGCCCCTGCCCTGGTAGCCGCATCTGCATGCCAGCGTGCATCAGCGCGGCATGCAGCCATTCCCGATCCTCGGCAAGTTCGTCGCGGGTAAACGGGCCGAAGCAGTACCGCGCCAATGACTGCAGGTGCTGCGGCAAGCGCTCAACGACGCTAATAACTTGCCCCGCTTCAAGACCATGCACTATCCGCCAGTCGTTGTTATTGCGCTGCGTCGTCTGTATCTGCGCACCCATGCGCGCTATCTCTGCAGCGTGCTGCATCACGCTGCCACGCTGTTCATGGTAGCAATCAAAAATCATCTGCCGTGCCGAGCCGTAACGCATCACCACCCCCTGCCGTTGCGCTGCCGTTGCGTTTTCGTTGCGATATTTCGCGTCTGTTGCGTTTTGTTGCCCTGCCGCGTTGCGCGTTCTTCTTCAACTACTTGTTCCCAAACATCTTTTATCCGTTGCGGTGTTGCGTGCGGGAACTTCTTTACCCACTGCTCATGCACGGCCTTTCGTTGAGCTTGTGGCGCCTTGAGCATTTGCCGAGCGATGTGCTTCACTTCGCACTGACGCGCCCAATCGTGCCACTCAGGGGGATAGCCATTGGTGCCTCCCAACGGGCGACCGTCTGGCCACTGCGTCGGACGCTCGATCACTCGCTATCACCTCCCTGCCCGATATATCCCTGGTTTACTGACACCTCAGCCTCGCAGGCTGGACAGACCAACGCGGCTATGAATGGCCGGTCGCCCATGATGGCCAGCGGCACGAAGGTTTCGCCGCACCGGCAGGCTGGGAATACGGTTTCGCCAGCGCGTGGCTTGCCGCCAATGTCGATCACGTCACCCATTTGTCACCTCGGTTATGTCGCCGGTTATATTTTGCTGCTCGTTTTGTACTGGAATGATCTCGATCCACGTCCCCGTCTCTGCCCCCCGGTCGATCTCGGGCGGCTCCATGATCACCCGGCGCACATACTCGCCGCGGTCGTCGGGAAGCAAGCCTGCGGCGACCAGTCCGTCCTCGAGGTGCTTCACGTTCAGGCTGTAGTTGCTGGTGTCGCGCCGGCGCACGCCCTTGCCAAGCCTGGGGCGGAATACCAGATCCACACGCTGGCCGATCGGCTGGACGCCCTCGCGCTTCACGACACTGCGCACAAGCAGATGGCAGCTATCGACCTCGCGTTTGCGCTTGGTCCAGTGCTGGCGGGTGCCTACGTTGGTGCTGGTGGCCAGGTAGGGAATGAACAACTTCATGCCTTCACCGCCTTGACCAGTTGCCGCCGGGCCAATTGATCGAGGGTCAGCACGATCGCTTCGTTCATCCGCGCGCGCCGCTCGTCCCGCGAAAGGTTCTTGCCGTTGTCGATCTCACCGTGACACGACGGGCACAGCGCGGCGGTGAGCGCGTCGGACGCTTTCTGGCCGCGACCCCGGTGCTGGTTACTGTGCGCGGCCTGTACGCCCCAAGCGCCGCATAAAACGCACTGGTCGATCTCATGCACGGCAGATAGCCACTTTCGGCTGCGGTAGGGTTTCGTCTTCATCATGCAGCGAGCTCCTTGCGATCTTTATCCACCACCGCTTCGGCTAAATACTTAAGCCCTATGGCACGGCAGCCGCGATTAATCTGCCCTGGCCCTTCTGACACCCTGATAAGATTTTGCGATAGCTCGATTTTCTTGGGCGCTGGACTAGAGCCAATTCGATTAAGCTGATTGATCAGACCCATCCATGCGCCGCCTAAGCTGCTCATGCCGCCTCCCGATATTCGTCATATACCGCCAAGGCGGGCTCACTCCACTGAACGCCGTGCTGGCTGCCAAAGGCATAGATCAGCTCAATAAGCTGCGCGAACTCGGCCTTACGCATCTTGCTAGTGCGCTTGCCGAGCATGACGAACCCGCCGTCGATGCCCGGGGCTACGCGCTGCTCGCTGTCCAGGCCCGCCGTCAGAATGTCTTTCCAGTCTTCGGGCGGCAGGTGGCCCATAGCGCCATTGATGGGCCACCGCACTTGGCGGGATACGTCGGTCAGCATCGGCCAGAGCTTGCGGTTTTGATCGAGTGTGCGCTTTCCGTCCTGGTGCCGAAGCGATACCTCCACCGGTGCGCGCTCGATGCCGCGCCCGATGGCGCTGGAAATGCGCGCCAAGGTGCCCTGCATTTCCTCAAAGGTGCGGATGGTGTACGTGAGCTGCTTACCCATGCTCCACCTCCAGCTCTTGCTCTTCGACGTTTAAATCATGATCGTCAATGCGAATCAGCCAGTCCTCGCAAGCCAAGTTTGGAATAGGTTTATCTAGCCGCCATGCTGGATTACCATCAAAAAAATGGTCTTTGTCTTGAGCGCGCTCAGTTACTTTCATCACTTTGCCGATCATGCTTCTGTCTTTATTCGCATTCACGACTAGGGCTAAGCACCCCGGCTCAATAGGCTTCATAACTCACCCCGCTTGCGTAGAATCGAGCGGTGCTGCCAGACCGTGTTGAGGGCTAAGCCCCACTTGGCGGCCACGACCTTTCCTTTCGTCTTGGTCTTGAGATCGGCAACATAATCAGCATTGCCGAGAATGGATGGACGGCTCTTGCCCCCAGGCAAGGGCTCTGGCTGAGATAGCGCTGCCGTCATTGGTTTGTCGTATTTAGTTAGCCGCATGACGCACCTCCAATCCATGCTGTAAACCGATCCATAAACCCAGGCTTGGCCAGCTGCTTTAGCTCGCCTGCCGTGTAATACCGCTCGCCTTCGGGCGTGCTGCACTTCACCGACCCATTTGCGTACTCAATTCTCACGATGATCTGCTTGGCGCGGAGCTGGGCACGCTGCTTAATTGAAAGGGTCATAGTTGGCCGCCCCCGTTTGTTGTGAGGTGAAAGCGAGGTCGCTAAAGGTGAACCAGCGAAGATGCCCAGCAGCGCGAACGGTGCCGATGTTGCCGCCACGGTGCTTACGAACGATCAGCTCAGCGATGCCTTCGTCTGGCGTTTGCTCGTTGTAAACTTCATCGCGGTAGAGCATCACGATCTTGTTCGCGTCCTGCTCGACACTTCCCGATTCGCGCAGGTCAGCCATGAGCGGGCGCTTGTCAGGGCGGGTCTCGACGTTACGGTTAAGCTGGGAAAGCAGCAGAACGGGGCAACCAAGCTGCATGGCAAGCATCTTTAAGGCGCGGCTATACTCGCCCACCTCGATAGCGCGGTTGGCGTTACGATTGCCTTTGGAGCCCACCAGTTGGAGGTAATCAACAACGATCAGGTCAAGCGGCTTGCCCTGGTGAAGTGAGCGACACTTGGCGGTGATTCCCTCAATATCGAAAATGTTATCGAAGCAATGCAGGTCAGCCGCCTTGAGCGCTTTAACCGTCTCGCTGATATTTTGATAGAGACGGTCATCATCCCGCGCCGGGGCTGCGTAGCGGTCGGCAAACACTTTGCCACCCTGGCAAAGCATCCGGTCGAACAGCTCGCCTGTGTCCATTTCCAGCGAGAAGAACGCAACACGCTTGCCCGCGACGGCATTGAGGCGGGCAGCTTGAAGGGCCATGGCGCTCTTGCCCATAGCAGGCCGTGCCGCCATCACCACCAGCTCACCGGGGCGCATGCCGTAGCTGAGGTTGTCGAGGTCTTTAACGCCGAATGTCAGCCCGATGTGAGAGGCTTTGCCCAGCATCCGGTCTTCAAGCGCCATGATGCGCTCGTCGATAATGTCCCGATTTGTGCGCTCTGCCTTGGGCGCATCGTCTTCAACACCCAGCAGAAGCTCACGGGCATAATGAAGCAGCATATCGGCGTCATGGTCAGAGTCGGCTAACGCTGCAAGGCCAGTAGCCAAGCGACGGCGGCGCGCCTTACTACAGATAACCTCAGACCACGCGATGACCAGCTCCGGGCTTGTGCTGTAGCACTCACGCATAGCCTCGGCCATGACTCCAATAGGGGCGGCGCAACTGTCAGAGACAGACACCAAATCAGGAGTTTGCCCCTTCGCGATCAGCGCCTTCATCGTCTGCCAAATTTCTGCGTGAAACTCACCACTTAGGTCATCGGCGCGGACAAAAACTTGGCCTATTAACTCAGGGGAGCGTAGGCAGGCACCGATTAGCAGGGTTTCGTAGTGGAGTAGTTCGCTCATCGCGTGGCACCTCCTTGGCTGCAGAGGTTGCCATTGGCGGCGCGGCCAAAGCGGCCCTTGTAAAACAGACTCCAAATGTCTGCATCAGCGCTACGGAAGTCCTGTTTGGCAGCGATGGTTTCTAACGCCATACGCCACCATTTCAAGCCGGTCTCCAGCGAGTCATAGCGAACGCGGCCATTAACCTCGACGCCGTAGAACTCTGCCCAGCGCTCAGCCAGTGCGTCAGCAGACTTCGTGCCTTGCCAGTCCAGCAGGTTAGGGGCCTTGCCTTTCACCTTGCCGCACGTCTCGTCCCAGATAGCGAGCAGGTCAGCATGGGGGCAGGCGGGGATATCGGGACTGTTTGCCGCAGGCGTCTGCCGCTCTTCGATATCGTCCAGCCAGCGCTCGTTGTTCAGGTACGTGGTGGGGTGAAGCAATTCAAAACCTTGTTGTTCAGCAGCAAGGCGCTTGCCAATGTCGCTAGCCAGGAATTCAGCAAACTCCATTGGCTCACGCTTTAGCCGCTTGGCGGTTTTCTTGAATTTGTCTTCAGCACGCTTGCGGTCTTTTTTCGGCAGACCGGCGTTGTAAAAAACCTCGAAGGCGTCACGCAGAATTTGCGCATTAACTACTGCGTCAGCAGTAGTTATGTCTTTCATGTCTTTAGAAGGTAGGTCGTTTTGACCTGAGTCAGATAGGTCGTTTTGACCTGAGTCAGTGCATTTTGTTAATGGCTCAGGAATGGCGCGTTTCGGCTGCTCAACCTTCCATTCTTCAGCGTGCTTGTTTAACGATACTGGCGACCTGCTGCCACCCTTGCGAACGATGACGTCTTTCTCGATAAGGCTGGAAAGAACTTTTGCGCAAGTGGTCGCATGAATACCCGTCAGTTTTTCCAGCAGACCGCCTGTAACGCGAGCCTGCTTGCGATTCCAGCCATAGGTGAGGCGAATGACGGCCATCACCACACGAAGCTCTCTCAGTGTGAAAGGCGCTGCCATGACCTGCTCTAGCAGCTCATTCGCGATGCGCGTGTATCCGTCCTCCACCTGCGGACCTCGCTTTTCCCTGACTTCGCCGGGAGGCGTTGAAGGGAATTGATATATCTCTGCGGATGACATAAGCTTTCTCCATCAAGTTGCGATTCAAAGCCCGGCACGCTCCCCAGCGATATGCCGGGCTTTGTCGTTTCAGGACTGCCCTACCAGGGCCTACTATCGAAAAGCCGGACTTACGCCCGACCTCCCTCGATCACGGTTAACGACGGCGCAGCAACAACGGATTGCCGTAGCGCGTACAGCTGCTCTTTTACGGCGCTAAGGTTTGCCTCCAGCACTACGTCCTCGACGCTCATACGCCGATGCGCAGCTTCTTGCCGTGCTGCCTGCAACCCCTCTGCCGACATACTCGCTACTGCGAGCGCGATTACCTGACGATCAATCACTGCTTACTCCTCGGCCCTGTCAGGCCATTGCGCGCTGTGCCACGCTTTCCAATAAGTGGCGTTCAGCGGTTTTTGCCATTAGCTCGGCTAGGGTTTGGCGAGCCCGCTCATCCAGTGGGCGCCCGTTGGCTAAGTCGTCTAACAGCTGCGCTTGATGAATGCGTCGCGCTTCCAGGGCTTCCAAAGAAAGCTCATGAAGCAACGGCGCGATGCGCCCGCCAGTGGTCATTGCCGCCGCGCGCTCAATGTCCTCTAGCTCAGCATCGGTGAAGCGCACTTTCACGACGTTGGTTAAGTGTTCGCCTTCTTGCTTACGGCGACGATCATCATTCAGGTATCGAGTCATGGAATTACCTCTGTACCGTGAGAATATCGCGGCCTTCACAGGCTGGCGGTTGGGGTTAAGCGGCTACAGCAATAAGGCGCGGGCAAAGCTCCACAGCCTTAACTTTTCCGCCAGTCAGCTTTTCGGCTATCAAGGCATGAACCTCAGAAACGCCGTGGCGACCTGTGGCCCAGCCGGAAACCGTTCCCTGCTTTACACCCAGGGCTTCTGCAGTTTTCTGCTGGTTACCAAAGTGCTTTATCAATTTCTGAACGGGGGTTTCCATAGGTATGCCTAATACTGAAAGGATTACCGATATATTAGATATAGGAACTCCTTTTTGCAAGCATATAGGCCAGCCTATATCTTGCTTAAATATGAATATCGGCGACCGGGTGAAGCGTGCCCGCAAACACGCAGGGCTGAATCAGCGAGAGTTGGCCAAGGCGATTGGCATTACCCAACCCTCTCTCTCTGAACTTGAGCGCGGAGAATCACGCTCAAGCGCGTACCTCGTTCAGATAGCTTCTGTCTGCGGGGTGGATGCCCGCTGGCTGGCGACTGGCGAAGGCATGATGGAAGGTGCCCGCGATCCTCGCGCTGGATATTCGGCGGGTACGGATGAGTTAATACTGCACCCGACCGAAATTGTAGAAGGCGCCGCGCCACTAAGGCCTGATGAGGTAGAGCTGCCGTGCTTTAGAGAAGTAGAGTTTGCTGCTGGTGATGGCCGCACGCAGGTAGTTGAAAACGGTGGTCACACCATGCGCTTCCCGTTAAGCAAGCTGGCTGCGCGCAACGTTTCGCCCAGCAATGCCGCCTGCGCAACTGCCAGCGGCACTTCCATGATGCCCACGATTGCCGATGGCTCCCCTATTGCTATCGACAAGGGCACTCGCCACATCATCGATGGCAAGATTTACGCGCTCGACCACGGGGGCATGCTGCGCATTAAGCGCCTCTACAAGATGCCCCTGGGGCGCGTGCGCTTGGTTAGCGACAATGCAGACGAGTATCCCGAAGAGACTTATAGCCTGATGGGGCCGGACTCACCGAAAATTATAGGCCGCGTGTTTTGGTGGGAAGTTTTTGATTGAATGGGGAGGCGCATATGCTGATTGAGTGGGCCATTTTTAGATGCTGTATGTGGCTGGTGAATGTCCATGCTCGAAACTTTAGGGGGTCATGGGAATGGCTTAAGCTGGCACTTCCTGTCGCTTCGATTGCAGGTTTTTTGTTTGCACTGGCTTTTCTGGGAAGACTTGCGCTTAACTCTGAATGGGAAACCCTGGCTTACGCCATCGTTATAACCATAGCGGCTATGCCTGTAATGACATTCTTTGCCTCAAAGCTAGGCGAGACCATGCTTTTCTTTTCTCCTATCGCGATAATTATCGGCACATACCTAGCAATTTCAATGTGGTAGAAAACACCTAGAAGCAATCAGCCCACCCTCCGAGGTGGGCTTTTTTTCGTCCCTATAAAAAAATATAGGTATTCCTGTTGACCTATTTGAAAGGTATGCCTATATTTAGAGGCACGAACACACCACAACGTGCTCAGGCCCTCACAGGCCGCCGCTCTTTAACAAGTTATAGCCTGCCCCGCCGTAGTGGATTGCATCTGCGAGAGCGCGTCAGGCATACGCCTGCCTGAGGCTGTCGAAGTATCAGGCCATCTTACAGCGCCTTCCTTGAGGGCGCTGATGGATGAAACAGGAGGTGGGTATGAAGACGAACGTAATAGAAATAACAGTTAGCGGAAAAGTCGGGTGCGGAAAAAGCGAAGTGCTTGAGGTTATCCGCAACGCTCTTGACGAGCACCTCGGCTATCCGCGAACGCACATTAAGATCGCTGGCGTTAACCCTGTGGGTGGAATAGAGGAAGCAAGGCACACAAGGCAAACCACGCGAAACGAAAAAACGGTATTTGTTCTAAGGGAAGAAGATTTTTGAGCACCACCCGTTCCGCTGGGTAAAACGCGGCCTAAAGCGCTCCCTCTCCGCTGAGAATACCAAGGGCCATCGGAAAGAGTGTGGAGCAAGCGCTCTGTAGTGCGAGTAGCGCGTCTCGCATACATGACAAGCTGGATACTAGCCGTCTTAACGGTGAAGTCACAAAGCCAGCCCCTGCTAGCGACAGGCGCTCTTTCCGATGTCACCCGACATCACGTGCCCGCTCAGGAAGAGCAAGCATTCGCCCGCGCCCAGCGGGCTTTTTTGCACCGGAATGTTGCCGCATCGGCTGCATTCCCGCGCTGCTTCCCTCAATCAACACTGCACTGGCACTGCGAGAGCCGCGAGGCAGCGCGCCTAATTCTATGAGAGGTGATCTATGAGCGAGCTGAGAGCAACGCCGGGGCCGTGGCAGCGTAGTCTGTCAAAAGAAACTGGCGGATCATTTATTGAGCATATTGATAGTCAGTACGTCTCCCATATTGTCGCATTTGTACATGCGAGCCATGGCATGTTCGACCCACCAATACCAACCAAGGAAGACGAGGCCAACGCCCACCTAATCGCCGCCGCCCCTGAGCTTTTCGAGTCGCTATGCGGATGCCTTGAATTGATAGATGAGATTTCACCACTTGAAGGTGATGTTGTGCGAGCCGCCCATGCTGCCCTAGCCAAAGCTCGAGGTGAGACATGACCACACGCTACCTGATCCGCTAGAAGCGCGGAGACATCATCACGCCACGCCCTGACCTGGGCGTTTTTTTTGGCCTGCGTTTGGCCCGCACCACGGCCAAGCGCCTAGGCTACCCGCCGAAACTGATCAAGAAGGTAAGTAAGCATGCCAACGAAAACCCTTAGCCTCATCGCGCTGGCCGCCATCATCGGCAGCATGATCGTGGCTAGCAATCTAGACGCATCCGATAACGAGCAGATGCACCGCCAATACTGCCAAGAGGTCGCCGTATGGGCCGCTGAGGCGGCGCGGGGCATTGACCCGCACCACCGCACCGGACACCCCGATTACCGCGGCAACGCTGCCGAGATTTGCCCTGGTCTACGTCCTGCTGATTAAGGAGAACCACATGAACATGGCTTATGCAGTACCCGACAAAACCGCCGTGCGGTATCCGCAGTTCTCGCCAGAAGCCGACAAAACGCCCACCGATTGCATCGAGGAAGGCGAGCGAGCCGCCTGTGATTCGCTGATCCGCTGGGCACAGCAGCCCGAAAACGAGCACTGGCTGTGCGACATCTTCTTTGAGCGCAACGCCACCCACCACCGAGATAGCGCGATTGCGGCGTGGGATAAGCAGGTTCAAGCGGGAGAGTGGATATGAACCAGTGGAAAGTAACCGGCCCGCCACGCTTCGTTGAAGGCGTCGGCATGGTCTACCCGGTGGCCAAAGGTGGCAGCCGGTTTAATGCTGCTGAGCAAGACGAGCTAGAGGCGCTGTTGGCTGGGTGGATAAGCGTTGAGGAGAGGCTTCCGGAGAATGGGCAAGAGGTGCTGGCGTATCGCAAAGGTAAGCGAAAGGAGCTGGGTCCGTTCTTCGTTCAGCGCTGCGGAAACCCTCACCGGCCCTGGCGCTATCTGGACGGCGACCGCTGTGATGTGACGCCAACTCACTGGATGCCCCTGCCGCCACTGCCGCAGAAATAAGAAAACCCGCTCCTGCGCGAACAGGTAGCGGGCCGTTCATCGATCCATCGCAAAACGAATCAATGAGGAGGGTAACACCATGTTGCTTAAAAGCGAATGCTCAGAACATCAGTTTAAGTGTAGAGGCGCTGGATACGGCTACCTGCAACACCGAGGTAAGCAGGTTTTGGCTCATCGTCTCGCTTACTGCCAGGCCAACGGCCTAGACATTTCAGATATAGATGCGCAGGTAGTTCGTCACAAATGCGACAACCCAAAGTGCGTCAATCCAGAGCACCTGGAGCTAGGAACGCAGGCTGACAATATAGCCGATATGCACTCAAGAGGTCGCGGGCTTAAAGGAGAGATGATTGGTAATTCAAAGCTGACAGATGAACAAGCGGAAGAGATAAGGCGTCTCTACAAGCCTCGCTCAAAAGACCGCAATCAATACCAGCTAGCCAAGAGGTTCGGCATAACCCAGTCACAAGTCAGCATGATAATTACCGGCAAGCGACGCAAACATCAATCAGGAGATGCAGCATGAGTCAATCAGCCCAAGTACATCAGCACCCAAGCCAACAGGTGCAGGCCACGAACCCATTTCAGGCAATGGCCAGCCGTATTAGCGTCGACCCTGACACTGTCCAGCAGATCATGACCAACACGCTGATGAAGGCGAAAGGCGGCAACCAACAGGTCAGCCATGAAGAGCTGATGGTCTTTATGTCCATTGCCAACGAGTACCGTCTTAACCCGCTAACAAAAGAGATTTACGCGTTCAACAATCGCGGTGCCATTCAGCCCATTGTCAGCATAGATGGCTGGCTAAAAGTCATTAATACCCACCCGCAGTTCGATGGCATGGAGTTTGATGACAAGCTGAACGATAACGGCGGACTAATGGCGATCACTTGCCGCATTTACCGCAAAGATCGGGGGCGCGCCACCGAGGTCACTGAGTATCTGAGCGAATGCCAGGGTAACTCTGAGCCATGGAAGAAATGGCCAGTCCGCATGCTGCGCCACAAGGCCACAATTCAGTGCGCCCGCTACGCTTTCGGCCTCTCTGGGATTATCGACGAGGACGAGGCCGACCGCTACCGCAGCGCCAACGTTGAGCGGGACGTTACGCCGCAGCGTGAGGCGTTGGAGTATTACAGCGACGTCGACTTTAAGAAGAACTTTCCCACTTGGCAGTCCGCCATTGAGTCAGGTAAGCGCACGCCCGATCAGATTATCGCCATGGTCAGCAGCAAGGCGATTCTCACCGACGAACAGAAGCAAGCTATTAACGAGGTGCAGGCATGAACATCCATGACGTAGTTCAAGGCTCAACCGAATGGGGCGCGCTACGCGCCTCTTGTTTTACGGCTAGCGAAGCACCGGCAATGGCGGGGGTCAGCAAGTACCAGTCACGATCTGACCTGCTCAAGCAGAAATACACAGGCGAAGTGCCGGAGATAACGCCAGCGCAGCAGCGCATCTTCGACAAGGGCCATGCCGCCGAAGCCAGCGCACGCCCGATTGCCGAGCGCATCATCGGTGAGGAGCTCTACCCCTGCACCGCCACCCACGACGAGCACCCATGGATGCTAGCCAGCTTCGACGGCTGCACCATGATGGAAACGGTGATCTGGGAGCACAAACTGGCGAACGACGAGCTGCGCACCGCCACCGCCGAAACGCTGCCCGAGCATTACAAAGTGCAGATGGACCAGCAGCTAGCCGTCAGCGGTGCCGAGAAGTGCCTATTTATGTCGAGTAACGGTACCGAGGAGGATTGCAACTGGTTCTGGTACACCACCACGCCGGAGCGCATCGCGGCGCTGTTTGCAGGCTGGGAACAGTTCAAAGCGGATCTGGAAGCCTATCAGCCGCAAGAGCAAAAAGTAGCGCCGCAAGGCGAAGCGCCGGACAAGCTGCCCGCGCTCAGCATTCAAATGACCGGCGGCGTGCAGGCGTCGAACTTACCGGACTTCAAAGCCAAAGCGCTGGCGATGATCGACAGTATCAAGACGGAGCTAGTCACCGATAAGGACTTTGCCGACGCAGAAAGCACGGTCAAGTTCCTGCAGAAAGGCGAGAAGCAGCTTGAAGAAAGCAAGCAGCGCGCACTAGAGCAAACCGCCAGCATTGCCGAGCTGTTCGACACCATCGACGAGCTGCGCGAAACCATGCGGCAAAAGCGGCTCTATCTGAACAAGCTGGTGAAGGCAGAGAAAGAAAACCGGCGCATCGAGATTCAGCGCAATGCGGCTGCAGCGTTTGATGCCTTTCTTGCCAAGCTGGATTGCCCAATCGTGCCCGCGCACAGCCTGGATATTGTAGGCGCGATGAAGGGAAAAAAGACCATCGCCACCCTGCAAGCTGCCGCCGATGACGAGGTAGCCCGCGCCAAAGTCGAATGCCAGCAGCTAGCAAACGAGATCAATGGCAACAAGGCGCTGCTAGATACCGAGCAAGGCGAGTATGCCTTCCTGTTTAGCGATTGGCGCGACCTGATTCAGAAACAGCGCGACGACTTGCAGGCGGTGATTGCGTCACGCATCGCACAGCACAAAGCCGCCGAGCAAGCAAAGCTAGACGCCGAGCGCGAGCGCATCCGCCAGGAGGAAGCGGCCAAGGCGCAGCGTGACGCCGCCGAGGCTGAAGCTAAACGCCAAGCCGAGGAAGCTGAGAAGCGCAAACCAGAGCCGCAGCCAGAGCCTGAACCACTGCCCGCCGCTGCCGAGTATAAGCCGCTTGATGCTAGCCGCCTTCATGCTGCCGCCGAATCATTCCAGCGTGGCAGCCAGGCGAAAGCGCCCGAGCAAGTCACTATCTCGCGCAAGGAGTATGACCGATTGCTCGCTGCCCAGGCCATGCTCGACGCCTTGAAAGCCGCAGGCGTGGATAACTGGTCAGGGTATCCCGAAGCCATGGCCCAACTGAACGCAGCCTAGCCCCTCACGCAGGGGCTTTTTAATGCCCTGACGATTTACCCACCTGGGGCCAGTGGCCCCAACCCACCGCAAGAGGCAACACGCAATGGAAATCAACCCGCAAGCATTCACCATGATGCTGGCCAAGCTACGCCGTGGCCAAACACTGGAAGAGCTATCAGAAGCCCTGGTCGAAGCGCAAGAGCGCTGCAAAGACACGGGCAAGATGGCCGAGATCACCCTAAAGGTGAAGATCAAGCCAGAAAAAGGCATGCCCGGCATGTTCATGCTGTCCGATGAAATTAAATCGAAGCTGCCACAGTTCGATCGCGGGGCAAGCGTCATGTTTGAGGACGCCAACATGCAGCTGCAGCTAGAAGACCCGCGTCAGCAGAAGATGGACCTTCGCGAAGTAGAGCTACAGAAGCGTGAAGCCAAGCAGCTCGCTGAAGAAACCAAACCCACCCAACTGAAGCAGGTGTAAGTAATGACAGAGCTAAACCAAACCTTCGTTGCTGACGCTATCGCCGCCGGTACGCAAATGGCTGGATTTGATCCAGAAAAAGACGAAGCGGTCATGCTGCCAGAAGGCTACCGCATTGAAGACCTTGAGCAGTATCGCAAAGCACCCCGGATCACAGCGCAAACGGTCACCATCCATAACGCCACCGACTTCACCATCTACGTAAATCGCTTCAAGAACGAAGCTACAACGGTGTACGCAGACCTGTCGAACACACGCTTCACCGCTGTGATTGATCATCCTGAAAAAGATGCGCCTGCTTGGGGCAGGCATCGCGCCACCTACGCCTGTCCGCACTCACGCAGCTGGGAAACGTGGTCGAAAGCAGACGGCAAGAAGATGACGCAGCATGACTTCGCTAAGTTCATCGAAGACAACCTGCCGGACGTTCAAGAGCCCAGCGGAAGTGACATTCTTATGGTGAGCCGCACGCTGGAAGCCAAAAAGAAAGTCGACTTCCAAAGCGGCGTTCGCCTGGATAACGGCGAGGTGCAGATTACCTACAACGAGGAAATTCAAGGCACGGCTGGCAAAGGGACGATTGAAATTCCCGAGGTGTTCAAGCTGGGCATTCCAGTATTTGAAGGTGGTGACCACTACGCGCTAGATGCCCGGCTGCGCTATCGCATTGGTGACGGCCAGCTGGTGATGTGGTTCGACCTACTGCGCCCTGAGCGCCTGCTAGAAGATGCGTTCTCGCAGACCATGGCCAGCATCAAAGAAACGCTGGGCGATGACGTGATGATCCTCCACGCCGACGCGCCGCGCTAAGCACTCACCCACAACGAGGCCCTGCGGGGCCTTTTCTTTTGGAGGGCTTATGGCTACGAAACCTCCCTGGACGCTAGCTGATTACGCTTACCTTAAGCGCCACTACCCAACTAGCACCCCCATTGACGACATAGCCGCCTTCTTGAAAAGGCCTCGTGAGCAGGTTTGCGTACGCGCCAGGGCGCTCGGCCTGGTCAGGCCCCGTCACTGCACTGAGCTAGCGGTAAGTAACTTTGAGCAGCAAAAGGGTAAGCCGCTGGTTGAGGTGGCAAAGCATTACATGGCCAGACGTTTATCACGAACAGAGCTAGCCGCTGACATAGGCATTTACTACGGTACGCTCAAGCGCTTGCTGCCAGCAGAGCTATGGCAGTCGTGGCCACATCAAACGGTTGGCAGGCAGCTAGCCGCCGAACAACGCAGAGCCTAGCCCCGAAAGGGGCTTTTTACTATCTGGAGATCATTATGCAGTCACTATTCGGAATCATCTTTTTTATCGGTATCGCGCTAGCCACTTTTGGCGCTTATATCCAGCACTTCGTTACAGCCATTAATGAAGAAATGTGGGTGCTGCTAGTGCTGGGCGCTGTGATATTTCCGGTAGGCGTGCTGCACGGCTGGCTGGTGTGGTTCGGTGTGCTGTGAGCCAGATAGCCCGCGCACCCACCGGCCACCGCTGCGGCGAATGCCATCAAAAGGCCGTGCTATCTGACGCCCAGGTTAGAGCAATGCGCCACGACCGAGAGCGCCACGGCATGAGCTATCGGCGCTTAGCGTTGAAGTACGGCTGCGGCGTGAGTGCGGCAAGAGACATTACAAACTACGTGACGCGGTATAGCGCATAAGGAGGCTGAATGAGGCTATCGAAAAAACAGTCACAGCTTCAAAATCAAGTGATGGAGCTTGTGCACTCAGACCGAAGGCTTAGCGAGAATGAGCGATATTTCATCCTCGAAAACTACCAAGAATCAGCGGGCGCCCTTAACAGTTTAAGCGGCGCCTTTTTTACGCCTGAGGGATTGGCCCGCGACTTTGCGATAGAGGTCAGCGATGGCGTATCGATTATTGATCTTTGCGCTGGGATAGGCCGCCTGGGCTTTGCTTTAGAGCAGAAAGCGACGCGCTTGGTCTGCGTCGAGTATTGCGAGGCTTACATTGAGGTTGGCAAGCGAGTGCTGCCGGATGCGGAATGGATACAAGGCGACGTGTTCGACAAGGAGCTGTATCGCGGGCTGGGCTTCTTTGATTGGTCAGTCTCGAATCCGCCGTTTGGGAAAATCAAGACAGGCAATTACGAAGGAAATTACCGCGGCGGTCTATTCGAGTACAGAGTGATCGAAATGGGCTCGCGAATATCCAGCTTCGGCGCCTTTATCATTCCTCAAGAGTCCGCATCTTTTCGCTACTCGGGTGAGCGCTGCTATCGCGAAGAGATCAATGACCGGTGCCGAACATTCATGAAGCAAACCGGCATCACTCTTAGCAATAACTGCGGCATCGACACCACCGTTTATCAAGCCGAGTGGCATGGCGTTAGCCCAAAGGTCGAGATCGTCACCTGCGAATTCATAGAGAAGCCTAGCAGCGAACAGCAGCTAGACATTTTCGCTGATAGCGAAGAGGCAGCATGAATGAAACCCACAACCAAACGCTGCCCAAAGTGCGGCAGTGAGCGCCTACGGCTGTTTCGCTCAATCAATCTGAAACAGTGCGACGAGTGCTTGCATGAATTCGACTGGCACTTAGCGCCTGGGCAGAAACCGCTAGTCGGCCCAAGCCGCGACCGCTACATCATTACTGGAGATAACCATGCTGATACCCGTACATAACGGCACCGCTGCCGAACGCGAAGCAGTGATTGACGACTTTCTTGATCACGTTTTATCGCGCTGGGAAGATTGCGAGCATGAAAAAGAGGCCGCGCTAGCAGAAAACGACGCACTGGCGATTGAGAATGCCAAGCTGCGGCTTGAGGTAGCCGAGCAGGCTAAGCAGTTGGCTAGCATGAGGGCGGCGTGATGGGCATTAAGCAGAGAACAATCAGTGAGGTTACTTGCGATATTTGCGGTAAAGAGTGCGGTGAGAGCGACGGGGTTATTAGGGCGCGAGTAAATAGCGGCGATGGTCGTGACGTTGGGCCTGCTTATATCACTGCCGAACTGAGATTCAGCCAGCCGTATGGTGTTACCAACGGGCTTATATGCCCAGCGTGTAAGCTGAAATACCTTGAAACCTATGTTGCTAAGCTGCGTGAGCAATTAGAGGGCTGATCAAAATGACACCAATGGAGCGAATAGAGGGCGAGCTGAGCGACGCACAGAAGCGCATTGCCGAGCTGGAGTATTTGCTGGCACGCCAGGCTAAAGCCGCCCAGCAGGGTATGGATGCGGCCAAGTCGGTGGCATGTTCCGAATTGGAACAAGCCAAGCGGCTGCATGCTGAGTGCAATCCGCGGGCGCTAGAAAGTGAGCGTGATGCAAATGCGGTGCTGACTGAGCGCGTTGCTGAGCTTGAGGGGCGAGAACAGGTGCTGGCGGCGCATGTCGAGAGCATCCGATACGTATTGGTTGATGCAAAACGGTGTGTAGCGGTAGTCGCACATCCGTCAATTTACCGCGCTCCACAATACCAGCCGCTTGCCAAGCGTGTGATGCAACGAATTGAGAGCATAGGGAAGCGGTGCGAATTTGGGAGTACAAGTTTGTGACTGAGGCCCAGCAATGACCCATCAGCCCAAGGGCGGGCAGTGCACAGCATGCCGCCACGCCCTATCCGATTGCAACCACCTACCGTTTAGCCAGATGCCGCCAATGAGCAAGCACAAGGGCGTCGTCATAGTTCGGTGCACTGAATATGCTCGATCAACTACCCAACGCACGCCGCATCGCCGCGCTGGCAGTGCGTAGGCGCATACTCAATACGCCGCCATGGCGACTATCGACACGACTGTTTAAAGACTACCGCCGTTGAGCGGTTTTTTATTGGATGGAGGTTTTATGGGACACGTTAGAGGCCCGTTCCTTGAATACGAGTGCACCAAGTGCGGCTGCACGATCAAGGAAAACGCGCCGCGAAACCAAGAGCGCTTAGTTGATCGCATAGCTGACGCCAACGCTAACCCAGACGATAGAGTTTGTGCTTCTTGCTGGGATCCTGGTGATAACAATCTTTAACGAGGTGAATAATGACTAGCACAGCATTTGATGACCAGTTTGCAGTATGCACGCCGGAGGAAGAAGAGGCGCTTCGGGCTATCGAGGCACGGCAGCGGGAAGCGGAGATTGTAAGGCCAAGCCAGCGGGAGCGTTTTGAGCGCTGGTTTAGCGATCAAGGCAAGTGGCCGCAGTCGGTAGAGCGAAGCGGTGAAGGTTATAGGCTGATGCAGGCGCAGTCAGCGTGGGAAACTTGGAAGATTGCATGCCCGGAAGGCTGGCAAGCCGTGCCGGTAGAACCGACGGATGAAATGCTTGATTCTGCGCCATACCCAGGATGCGCGGCTATAGAGACGTGGAGAGAAATGCGATCAGCCGCACCAGAACCAGGTGACGCATGAAGCCGCTAACAAGCAACGATTAACAGCCGCCCAGGAGGCGGCTTTCTTTTGCCTGGGAGAAAGCCATGGGCGAAATGCTAATGAGCCGTGATGAAGCGGCTAAAGAATTGTCGTGCCACCCCGCCACCATTTCTAAGTGGGTAAATAGCGGCACGCTGCCAGGTCTAAAGATCGGCGGCAAAACCTACGTCAACAAACAAGCACTCAAAGCGATGATTGCCGGAGATGCACCGGTCAGCCACACTACCGATGCACCCGGCGCGATAACGGGAGGTAAGCCATGCCGTATAAGCGCCCAGACTCGCCTTACTGGTGGGTCTACCTATCCCCGCCGGGAGGCGGCGAGCCAATTAGACGCTCTACTCGGACGACCGACAAGCAAGCGGCTGAAGCGCTAGAGGGGAAATGGAAGGCGCAGCTCTATCGCCAATCCTATTGGGACGAAGTCCCCGAGCGCAGCTTTGCCGAAGTGGCCACCGAGTACCTGCTGGCCAGTCAGGACAAGCGCTCATTGGCCGACATCAAGATGCGCACCGGCAAACTCTACGACTTCTTTGGTGCCGACAAAGTAATGGGCAAGCTAGAAGGCGCAGACGTTCGCGCCTTTATTGCCTTTCGGCAACGTGAAGGCGTCGGGCCTGCCACGATCAACCGAGAGCTGGCCATACTCGCCGCCATGATTACCCACGCGGTCACGCATCTTGAATGGTCGCTACCCAACCCTGTGAAGGGCCGGATGCTGAAAGAGCCGCCCGGGCGCGTGCGTTGGATTACCCGCAAGGAAGCGGACACGCTGATCGAGAAAGCCAAAACCACCCGCGAAGGCGAGCGCTTGGCCGACTTCATCGAGCTAGCCCTGCACACCGGCGCACGCAAAGGCGAGCTATTAAAGCTGGAATGGCGGCGCGTTAATTGGGAGCACGCACTGATAACCCTGGAGCCAGAGGACAGCAAAGCTGGTAAGCGCAGAACGATACCGCTCAACGAGTCGGCCGTGGCCGCGCTCAAACGGCGGCACCGATACGCGCAAACCTACTGCCCTTCTTGCCCTTGGGTATTCTGCAAGCGTGACGGCAGCCGATACGTCTACCCTAACCCGGTATTCAAAAAGGCGTGCGCGCTGGCGTGCATCAAAGACTTCACCATTCACGACTTGCGGCATACCTGCGCAAGCTGGCTGGTGTCGGAAGGCGTACCGCTGGCCGATGTAAAGGAAGTGTTGGGGCATTCCACCATCAACATGACCGAGCGTTATGCGCACCTAGCACCCCACCGCGCAAGGGACGCCGTGGCCAAGCTGCAATCACGTTCTCATCACGTTAAAGAACCGGTGGAGAATATCGAGGCACTGCTGGGGAGGAAAAAGAAAGCCTAG